ATATAAGTAGTAATAACAGAATTATTTTATTATATTAAGAGAAATAATTATGAATAAGACATTAACAGTAAGACAGTTTGCAGGTGTAAAAAGAATTGCACAGAATGTTAATCCTTTGGTAGTGAAGAAGAGTAAGATTGCTGCCAAGATTGATGAACTCAATGCAGAGTATAATGCCCTGACTGAGGAGATTGAGGGACATGAGATGGGTGTCAAGGCTTTGACAGGTGGTCTCACAAGTGAAGACTTGGTTGTCAAGAAGGTAGAAGATACTGGTAAGGTTGATAAGGATGGTAAGCCTGTAAAGGTTACTAAGTATGAACCCAAGGCTGGTGTAGTAGTGTTCAATGAGGAGGCTAATGTATATGAAATTCATGTAGAGGAGCCTGCTATTGACAATGTTGCTCCTGAGACAGTAGATGATACTGAGAAGGCACCTGAAGTAGAGGTCAAGGCAGGGGGAGATTCTCCCTTTCCTAACAATCTCCCTTACTAAGTTCATTAAGAACAAGCAATAAAATAACAAGAAGTAAAATTAAATAAATTGAATAGAAATGAATAAAAATATTAATTTTAGTTTTATGGCTTTTGGTAAAGCAGTAGAGAGTAAAGAAGGTGGAAGTATTAAGAGGTATATTGGTGCTTCTCCTGTATATGTTTTAGCAGTTAATCCCACAAAAGAAGAAAGAAATAAACTGTTGAATGCAGAAATAGACTCTGAGCCTGAATATCTGAGAGAAAGAGAGGTAGATGGTAAGAATGTACCTCAAGTTATGGTTACTTTCTATGTCAAACCAGATGTAGAGGAAGATATAATTATTCCTATGACTTTCTTTGTAGATAAATCCTATAGGTATAATAGAGACAAAACTAAGGTACAAGTAATTGATAAATATGGTTATAGTGCTTGGGCTACCCCAGAGGACCTGAAAAATAAAGCAACTCTTAAAAGTAGCACTGGTAAAGCCCTTAGAATTACTACTGAATACAGGCCTGCCTATAATGGAGAAATACAACTTATTGAATTTATTAAGAGCTATCTTAATTTTGATGAAGTACTTTCCTATGTTAATGGTGAATGGGTTAAGAACCCCCAAGTAGCTAACATGGAGGAGTGTGAATGTTCCATTGATATGGATAAGCTGTTTAAGGGAGATTTCTCTGAACTTAATGAAGTTCCTAAGCTTATGCCTAAGAATAAAGTCAAGGTGATGTTTGGAGTAAGAACTACTGAGGATGGAAAACAATATCAGGCAGTATATACTAACAAAGTACTTAGAAATAGAGCAAGAGATTACAGTGAAATAGATAAGGACTTACAAGAAAGAAAGAATGCCGGAGCATTCTCTAATGTGGAGTATGATATTAAACCCTTTAGAGAATATACTGTAGAAGCTACTGACTTCAACAACTCAGGCTCAAGTGACATGCCTTTCCCTAAGGCAGAAGAGTCTTCTCCTTGGGATTTTGGTAAATAATAACTTTTAATCTAAACAGTTATGGCTATTGGCAAGAGTAATCCTTCTGTGACTTTAGATGATATTCTAAGTAAAACTACAGAAGCAGATATTTTAGCTTATTATCTTGGAGTTACAGAAATTCCCTGTGTAATTCATTCTCCTTTAAGAATAGATAATAAGGCTTCCTTTGGACTTTATTCCAGAGATGGGCATAGAGTCTACTATGTAGACTTTGCAACTAAGGACAGAGGAAATACTTTTGATATTCTTTGCAAGTTGTGGGGATGCAATTATATAGAAGCTCTTGCCAAGATAGCTCATGATATTTCTAAGTTCAGTACAAAAGACCTAGGTATAAATACTTCAAAGCAACACTTAACTCCTAAGATTTTCAAGCTCAATAATACAGAGCTGCAATGTAAAGTCAGAGATTGGGCACCTCATGATATTGAGTATTGGGCATCCTATGGAATAAGTCTTGACTGGCTGAAGTATGCAGAAGTTTATCCAATATCACATAAGATTGTCATCAAAGATGGTAATAAGTATGTATTTGGAGCTGACAGATATGCCTATGCTTATGTAGAACATAAGGAAGGTAAGGTTACTCTCAAAATCTATCAGCCATTTAACAAAGGTGGTTATAAATGGAGTAATAAACATGACACTTCTGTGGTAAGTCTATGGACTAAAGTACCTGAATATGGAGAGCAAATTTGCATTTGCTCCTCATTGAAAGATGCTTTATGTCTATGGGCTAACACAGGAATACCCTCTCTTGCAATACAGGGTGAGGGATATAGGATGAGTGATACTGCAATTAGTGAACTGAAAAGAAGATATAAACAAGTCTTCATTTGCTTGGATAATGATGAGCCAGGATTGAAAGATGCTCAGAAGTTAGCTGAGGAAACAGGATTTACTAATGTAGTATTGCCACCCTTTAATGAAGGGAAAGATATTTCAGACTTGTATAAGGCTAAGGGTAAAGATGAGTTCCTTAGAATAATCAAGCCTTTATTCAACTCTTCAAGACAAGAGGACAATGATTTGCCCTTTTGCATAGATTAAAGTTTCAATAAGTTCAATTTATAAAAAAAAAGTGAAGACATGGAAGTAAGAAAAATTACAGTCGTACAAACTAAGAGTCAGAAGAAGAGTGTTATTATGTCAGCAGCCACAACCCTTGCTGAGTTGAAAAGTGACCTGAGAGCCAATGATATTGACTATGATGGCATGACCTTCTTTGAAGGTACATCAAAGGTTGAATTGAAGAATGATGCTTCAATTCTGCCACATGATGTTCCTTACAAGGGCACTACCACAAATGAGTTGGTTTTCATGCTTACTAACACCAACAAGAAAATTAGGTCTGGCGCAATGAGTAGAATGGAGGTATATGCTGAAATCAAGAGAATGGGTCTTCAAGATGCTTGCCTTAAGAAGTTTGGCAAAAACTTCACTATGTGTAAGACTGCTGACCTTATTGAATTGGTACAGAGCAATGGTGCTTCAAAACCTGCTCCTGTAGCACCTGCATGTAATGGTGGTGAGTGTGTTGATACTGTAGCAAGAACTGCTATCAGCAAGTTAGTGGAAGTTCTTGAGGACAAAGTGCTTGGTATTCTTGGGGGTGCAGTAGCAAGAACTGCTATCAACAAGTTGGTAGAAATTCTTGAGGATAATGGCACAATTGAAGATTATGAGAAAGAGAAAGTGCTTGATATTCTTGGGGGTACAGTAGAAGTTGCACCATCTGAGGAGTATAAGCCTAAGTCAGCTTCTCCTTACTCTGATGATGAGATTAATGATATGTTTGAAGGAATGAGTATTCATTAATAACAGACAATAGGTAAGAGGGTAGAGATACCCCCTTACCTATTTTTTTTACAGTAATATGAGTGGAGAAACAATTAAATTTAGAGATATGGAAATTGAGGAGAAGATAGAGGAACTATATAACTCCTTGATGGACAAGCCACTTCGAGTATTAGGCATATTCAATGATTTCTTTGGAGAGGATAAAGTTGATATGCAAGGATATTGGAGTTTGGACAAGTTCAAATCTTGGATGAATATAGAGCCTTTATCTACTTATATTCCTGATGGTAATATTGTAAGCATGAACATGAATGACTGGAGCATGTATAAAACATGGTCTATTACTGATTTACCTGGAGACCAGGTAGAAAAGGTTGTAAATGTGCTTACAAATACTACAGTAAAGGAAAGAATTGGTAATGCTAAGTTCAATGGCATATTCATACTTGTGCATTTCCCTCATGTAAGAGTGACTAATGAGCATGATAGATTTGTGGATATTAATCACTTATGGGCTAAAGTAAAGGTGTCTTATAATGGTACACTGAATGGAGGATTCACACTTAACAGGTCAGAGTATACCCTGCTTCACTTCAAAAGTCATTACATGCACAGTCATATCAATAATATCCCTACAGGGGATTTCACCCAATTCCAAAATCCTTGTACAGGCAGTGGTCCTATTAATGGTACTATTAGTGCCCTCAATAGGGATTATGATGAGGATATATGGGATATGTTCTGCCTTGAACTGAGTAAGTATGTGACTGTAGAATCTATTGCTGGAGTACCTTATAATTACTTGGAGAAGTTAGGTACCAATGATATGGAAGTAGGTGTAGATAGATTCATTACATATCTGTCTCCTAATTACTATGGAAGTGTCATTACTCCTGATAAATTCAGGGAGTTTGTAAGGTACTTTATTAGCTCTAAGAAACTCAAATTTAACTATGTCAATGGCTCTTATTCTATTGGTATGTCACTCATTGAATTTATTGTACTTATTAGTAATGAGTTTATTAAGTGGTATAATGACCAGTTTAATAAAGAGGAGCTAACTGCCAAGTTTGCAGAATTGAAGAGTAAAGGTATCTTGAAAGAATGTATCATAGATAATGGTAAGATTTACTATGAGACAGGCAGAACCAATGTGGATAACTATTTAGGTTATATAGGTAAGAAGGTATGTATGTTCAAGGGTAGAGAGATTACCATTAGCATTACAGACATTGCGGAAGTAAGGAATGAGAACAAGAGTATAATACTCAATACTCAGACTGCACTGTATATATTAAATATAATTCTTAAAGTGTTAAACTACAGATATGGAAGAAACAAAGCAACCCACGAAAGTAATCAGCTTGGTACAGAAGTCAGGTACTTATAATTATAAGCTGATTATCCCAGCAGAAGTGGAGAGAAAGATAAGATTTGCCTGCCAAAAGGTGTGGAGTACTGAATGGTCAGGTACATTATTCTTTACACATGAAGGTTCATTTGAAAATAATGACCTTATAATAAGATGTGTGGATATTTACATTATGGATATTGGTACTCAAACCTATACAGAGTTTGATATGAATCCTGATGTGATAGCCTATATGTGTGAGAATCCTGAGCTACTTGATTGCCAAATGGGTCTTATACATTCCCATAACAATATGAGTACTTTCTTTAGTAGTACAGATACTGCTACTCTGGAGGAGGAAGGTAGGGATAGAAATAACTTTGTATCTCTCATTGTGAATAATGCAGGTACTTATACTGCTGCAATTACAAGGAGGGTTAAATCAAAGCAGGTCAAAGAATCTGTGTCTTATGAGTTCTTTGGTGATGGTGAAAAGTGTGATACTAAGAAATATGTAAGCAATGTAGATGAGATTGAATGGTTCTACCTTAAAATAGAGAATGAAAATGAAACATTTTCATTCCCAGACATAGCAGCAAGGCTTGAGGAAATCAAGCAAGCTAAAGCAGAAAGGGCAGAAAAAGCCGAGGAAGCTCAGACACCTACATATCAAGGTGGTTATAAGCCTGTTATTGCTAATTCCTATGGTACAAAGGCAGGTCCAGCAAATCTTGTCAAGGAGGAAGCTAATAAGCCTAATGTAGTTCAGCCAACTCTTTTTGATGATATAGATGACTTGCCATTTGAAGAGGAATATGACATACCTTATGGTCAAATATCATTTGATAAAGTTACTTTGAAGTTTCTTGTACTTCAATTGATTACAGGCAGCATTATTATCTCTAATGATAGTAAGATTGACATTACCAAATGGGCTAAGTTAATGCCTGCATTGTATGAAAAGAGATTTGGTAAGGGTGAAGAAGGCATGAAAAATTTCAAAATGTGGGCAGATACCTATGCAGAATATCTGACATGGCATGTGACAGATGAGAAGTTGGAAGAGCTTGGCTTTGATGAAACAGAAATTTGTGCTATTTGTGCCCATGATATGATAGAGGAGCTTACAAAACTCCCTGAAAATGATTATATCAAAGGGTATATTGATGCACTTCAAAAATATTTAATATTATGAATGAAGAAGTAACAGCCCAAGAAAGCCTTCCTGCAACTTTACAGGAAGCTTATAATTCTTTTATAGAGGACCTCAATGAGAGTACTATACCTGAATCAGATAATCCTATGGAAAATGATGGTGATAGTATTAGCTCTGGACTTTCAGAAGAAGAACAGGCTATCCTTGACCAAGCTGTAGAGGATGCACATCAGGAAATACCTACAAACTCTGCAACTTTGCTTGTGGATGAAGCTACAAGTAGGTTTAGTTCTGCCATTTGGTATGAGAACATTCAGAAGAAGACTGTCATTTTGGCAGGTGTAGGTGGTATTGGTAGTTATGTAGGCTTCTTATTGGCAAGGATGAAGCCAGCTTCTATGTTTATCTATGATGATGACATAGTAGAAGCTGTTAATATGTCAGGTCAGTTATATGGTCAGTCTGATTTAGGCAGAACTAAAGTATCTGCACTGGCTGAGATGATTAGAAACTATGCTGGCTATAGCAGTGTCTTTGCAATAAATGAGAGATTTACCAATGAATCTGAAGCATCAGACATTATGATTTGTGGCTTTGATAATATGGCAGCAAGAAGACTCTTCTTTAATAAATGGGTAAATCATGTTCAATTCAAACCAGGAGAGGAGAGAAAGAATTGCTTATTTATTGATGGCAGATTAGCAGCAGAAGAGTTTCAGGTATTGTGTATCAAGGGAGATGATAAGTACAACATCAATAGGTACAATAAAGAATTCCTATTCTCTGATGCAGAAGCTGATGAAACTATCTGCTCCTATAAACAAACTACCTTCTGTGCAAATATGATTGCATCTTATATGGTTAATTTGTTTGTAAACTTCTGTGCTAATCAATGTGAGCCTTTCATTGATAGAGACCTGCCATTCCTTACCACATATAATGCAGAAACAATGTATCTTAAAACTGAAGTATAATGGAATTTAACCTAAGATTTACATATAATGTAATGGGTGTTTTCAATAGCAGGGAGTTTGATGGTCCAGACCAACTTGAAATGAATCTGTCTCTTGATAGTAACAATGTATTTAGAAGAAGCCTTGTCATTGAAGTAAACAATGATGAGGTAGAGATACCTGTGATTGCAAGAGAACACTTTGAAAAGCTGGTCTCAGACAATATAGATTATCCCACAATTATGGGAATCAAGAGGATAATACTGCCATTATATGATAATGCACCAAGCCAAGAGAGAAGAACCTTTGATAGTATCATAACTCAATTATTTGCTAATGTAGGATATGGTAAAAGATTGCAGAAGATAACTACCAATAAGGGTGAAGTGTATTATGGTGGTAAAGGTATCATCTTTGATGAGAGCTACACTCCATTACTATTATGTACATTAATTGCAAGAAGTGTACATACTGAGGATAATGGTAATATTATGGTCTATTACAGACCTGTGTGCCATGTCAGTCCCAAAGTATTCTTAGAGTCTGATAAGTTGATTAATAAAGGTATCATCAAGAAATTGATTCCCTATTATACAAGTATGGATGTAAATTTCCCAGGAAGCAATTACAATTTCAGCAGTAATCCAGAGGACAGGAAAGTAAAGGTCATAGTAGATAATTTCAATAAGTTCTTTATAGAACCTATTAAACCTACCCCATCTACCTGCTCTAATGATGCACTGAATAAGTGCCTTATTGACAATATTGATGACATAATGATGTTGATATGACATTAGATGAATACTTTGGAGATTGGATGAAGGTAATTGATAGGACAGAGCTTAATAATGTAATGGCTAAGGTTGGGCAAGAATACAGGAGGAAACCATTGTGTCCTGCCCAATCTGATGTATTCAGAGCATTCGAGCTTTGTCCTCTCAATGACTTGAAAGTAGTTATGTTAGGTCAGGATTTTGATAATAAACTATAAATAATTTTAATTATAATGTTGCAATATTAGGTGATTCTAATGGTCATAAAAGAGTCTTTAAGGAATTTGTGAAAAATATAGATGCTTTAGGTTTAGCTAGTATATTATTAGATAAATTTGGTCTACATTTTACTGTAGGTAAACATGATAATAGTATGTATCTGCAAGCTAAGGATTTTCCTAAACTTGTAGAACTGATTAAAGATTATATTATTCCATCCATGCAATATAAATTAATTACTTATAGTAAAAGAAGGGTTCTGAATAAACAGGGTGAATTGCTGGAACAACTCAATGAGTCAATCAGCAGCCAAGCTACAGAAGAGCATAAAAGTATGTAGAAGGTTCAGAGACTAACAGGTGAATAGCTCAAATAATAAACCTGACACGAGTGCCCTGCATTGGAAACAATGAAGATATAGTCCGAACTATATGGTAACATGTAGAACTAGCAGATAAAGAGCTGTTAGGATAACAAATTGCCTTATCCACAAAAGGGAGTGGCAACTGGAGTATTATTCGGGAATAGAAAGGAAGTTGATGAGGATAACTTATCTCCTTCATTAAATGTTGTTAAAGAAGCAGCAATTAATTTTGAAGTTCCACATTATTGTATTACCTTTGACAACTCTCTTGAGAGTTGGTCTAAACAAGGAATACTAATGATAAACTCTGCACTCACTGTAGAAATGAATAGGATAGGTTCCCATGTGATGTTGTGGAGACCTTTCATAGCTAAATTGCTAAAGAACTTGTCTGAATATAATACAGCTATAGTATATGTATTGTTTGGCAGACAAGCCCAAACCTTCAAACCTTATATTAATGATAGGTTCAATCATATTATAGAGATTGAACATCCTGCATATTTTGCAAGGAGTGGTACTAAGATGCCACATCAGCTATTTGTTGATATAAGTAATAAGGTAAAAGAGATTTATGGTGCGCCTATAAAATGGTACGAAGAGTATTAATATTAAACAAAAAAAAAATGGAAAAGATTTATTTGACAAATGGTAAGGAAGTACAGATTGGAGACACTCTGACTAAAGTATCTAAAGTGAAAGACTCCTCCTTTGGTAAGGGCATTGTAGCTCAGCACATTATAGTGACTAAGGACATTCTTCCTAAACTCCTTGAGGCTGGCATTGTTACTACTACCAAGCCTGTAAAGTCTGCTGTGGTTGAATCTGAGGTTCCTATGGAGTTGGAGTACTACATTCAGAAGATTGCAGAGAGACTTGGTTGGAAGATGGAGAAGGTCTATAACTACCTTAACAGTGTAGATAGTATTCTTCCTGCTGCTGCATTCTCTATGGTACTTAGAGAAGTAGCCATTGAGTTGGACAAGAAGTATGAGGACCATATTGAGAAGAGTCCTGAGATTTATGTAATCTCTATGCTTGATGGTAGAATTACCAAGGCTAATAAGGCTCATATCAAGAACTATAAGAACTTTGCAGCATTCAGGTCTATGAGTAATGCGAAGATTGCCTGCAAAATTACAAGAGACATTCTTAAGGAAATGTTCAAAAGTGGAAAATAAGAAGATTAGGAATGCTACTGTATGTGCTGCTAAGAATATAACTTTCAAAAGTATATTAGAGAAAACATGTTTTACTTGTCTTGAAGAATATGGATTTGCTCCTAAATATGAACCAAAGAAATTCATCCTTTTTCCTTCTTTTGTTCCCATAACTCCCTTTTATGATAAAGAGACTAATACACAACAGAAGAAAAGGGTTGAATCTTTAGGTAGGCAAAGTAGTAAGGAACTTAGACTATGTAATGGGCTAATTCAACCCATTACATATACTCCTGATATATATGTAAGATATAATAATTTGGACATTTGGATAGAATGTAAAGGATTTACCAATGATGTATTTCCTTATAAGAAAAAAATGTTTAGAAAGCTACTTGATGACATATATAATAGTACAGGACAAAAAAGTATATACTTTGAAGTGTATACTAAGAAGCAGCTCTTACAAGCTATAAATATAATTAGAAATTATGGGAATACTGACTGATATTGAGAGGCTTATATATGCACTTCCCACAAAAGATATTGAATTGGCAAATAAATTCATAAGAGAAAGAAATTTTGAGTTTTTACAAGATTTAGTTAACTCAGCAGTGTATAAAGTTAAAAGGGCTAAGATTATAGGGGATGTAAGCAGCCCTTTGATGTCAGTAGATATTGATAACCTTTTATCTTTAAAGTCTATGGTAGATATATATTGCATGGGACTAGGAATATATGACCCAGAGAAATAATATTTTTTTTTCTATGAATACAATCAAGAAAAAGCTATCTGATATATCTCTTAATATAACAGAAGAGGAGTATAGAAGGGACTCAGCATTAAGCTATTCAACCCTTGCAAGATATGAGAGGGAGGGATTCAATAACTTGGATAAGTTATTTGACAGGTTAGAAACACCTTCTCTTACCTTTGGTAGTGCTGTAGACAGTATTATCACAGGTGGTCAAGAAGAGTTTGATGAAAGGTTTATGGTTGCTGAGTTTCCTTCTACTCCAGACTCTATTACAAAGATGGTAAAATCTTTGTTCAGTCAGTATGGAGATTCTTATAGGAGTCTTATCACAATTCCTGATGATGCAATCATTAAGGAGACTGAATATCAGAGTTATCAGATGAACTGGAAGCCTGAGACAAGGGCTAAAGTTATCAAGGAGAAAGGAGCTGACTACTATAACCTGTTATTTATAGCAGGCAGTAAGACTATACTTGATACTCAGACCTATCAAGATGTGTGCAGTGCAGTAAGAGCATTGAAAGGGAGCAAATCCACTCAATTCTACTTTGCAGAGGACAATCCATTTGAGCCAGATATTGAAAGATTCTATCAGTTGAAGTTCAAAGGAGAGTTTAATGGTGTAAAGTATAAAAATATGGCTGACTTAATCATAGTCAATCATAAAGAGAAGTGGGTAAAGCCAGTAGATTTGAAAACAAGTTCCCATACAGAGTGGGATTTCTATAAATCCTTTGTAGATTGGAGATATGAAAAATAAGTAATTTATTTATTAATTTGGAGATTTGATATAAGTTGTCTGAATATGGGTTAAGTCAAGCAAAGACTTACACATTGCAAATTCCTCAATTAGATTATAAATTAATGAGACATTTTATAAGAGGGTATTATGATGGTGATGGCTGTTTTTCTGTAACAAAAAGAAAAGATAGAACTGAAAATAGTCTAATTTACCAATTTAATATTACTGGAATGGAAAATCCTCTTAGAAAAATGCAAGAGCATTTAATAAATAATGTAGGAGTTGTTGATAATGGGCTAAAGCATAGAAAGTCTACTATTGCTGTCACTATTCACTATAGTGGAAAGAATGTATGTAAAAGAATACTTGATTATCTATATCAGGATGCTACTATATATCTTCAAAGAAAATATAATAAATATAAAGAATATTGTATCTCGGCAGAGTAATCTGCAATAATAAAAAACCTCGTGAATTCAGGGAACATCCTAAGACTTGAAATTTAATATATAGGTCTAAAATTGTTTGAAATATAACAGCCTATAATATATAAATGGGTTATTCTAGGACAATCCTGAGCCAAGCCTTAATAATAAGGAAGGTGCAACGACTATCCCTTTATGGGAGTACACTCAAGTGAGTGGAAGTGCGAGGCTCCTAAGAAATTAGGATGATGATATAGTCTCATCTATATGGTAACATATAGCAGTTCATAAGAGAACGCAGATAAATTAACAACTTATCTGGAAGATAATGGATATTCAAGCCAGACTATATTGGGCTATTATAAGGCAGAATATGGATAAGGATGAGTACTTCAAAGACTTCAAGCTGCTTGACTATGATTTCATTGTAGTCAATAGGAGAATCCTTGTCCCATTGGTGTGGACTTGTCCATTTACACAGGCAGTAGGTACATTGAAATTTGGAAAGAATGACCAAATAGAAATGAGAAGTCCTTTTGTGATAGGAGAAGAGCTTTCTTCTTATCTCACTTCCAGACCAAGAGTTCCTGTGGGTATTAATGAAACTGGTTCTAATGATTTAAGAGAATGGTTAAATACATTGTAATATGCAAGTAATAAAAAGAGATGGCAGTATAGAGGAATTTAATGTTGATAAGATTATAAGTGCTGTAGAGAAAGCCTTTAAGTCTTGCAACAAGAAAATGCCTCAGTATCTGTATGATATGCTGGGTGCTTTATTTGGCACTTTGGAAGGAGATACTATAGGTATTGAGGAGATACAGAATAAGGTTGAGGATGTTCTTATGAATGATAAACACTTTGATGCAGCAAAGAGATATATCATTTATAGGGAACAGCATAAGCAGGCAAGATTCATTAGGGAAAGAATTGACTATATGAATGAGTATAGTCAATCTAATGAGAATGCAGCTACTTCATCAGAGACAGATGCCAATGCAAATGTAACTATGAAGAATGTTGCCAACCTTGAGGGTGAAGTATATAAGACTACTAATAGGGTTATTCAGAGGCAAAGAATGAAAGACAAGCTGAATGAAATGTATCCTGAAGTAGCCAAGAAGTATGAAGAGGATTTGAACTCTCATGCCATTTATACACATGATGAAGCAACTACTCCTGTCTTGAAGCAGTATTGTATGGCTGTGAGTCTGTATCCTCTTATGATGGAAGGAGTTGGCAATATTGATGGTATCACTCCAACACCTCCTAATGACCTGCAATCATTCAGTGGTCAAGTAACCAATCTTATCTTCTTGCTATCTTCTCAGTGTAAAGGTGCAGTGGCAGTAGGTGAATATTTTATTGCCCTCAACTATTACATTGTACAGGAATTTGGTCCTAATTGGTATGAAAAGTTGGATGTAGTAACTACTACAGACCATTGTAACAAGCAGAGGACTGTAAGGGATGCCATATATAAAGCATTCAAGCAGTTTATCTATGGTGTAAATCAGCCTGCTGGTAATAGGTCATATCAAAGTCCATTTACTAATGTGTCCTATTATGACCATACTTACTTTGATTCACTGTTTGGAGAGTTCTATTATCCTGATGGTACTAAGCCTCAATGGGAAGCAGTAGATTGTCTGCAAAGGCTGTTTATGAAGTTCTTCAATAAGCTGAGAACCAAACAGATTCTTACATTCCCTGTAGAGACAATGGCTATGGTGTATGACCCTAAGACCAATGATATTATAGATAAAGACTATAAGGACTTTACTGCTGAGATGTATGCAGAGGGTCATAGCTTCTTCACCTATATATCAGATAGTGCTGATAGTCTTGCATCATGTTGTAGATTAAGGAATGAACTTGCAGAGAATACCTTCAATCCTACATCAGGTCTTACTGGTGTAATGACTGGCTCATGCAATGTTATTACTCTTAATATCAATAGGATTGTACAGGATTGTAATAAGGCTTATGGATTGAAGAGGAATGGAGGATGGAAAGAAAATACTTCATTTCTTAGAGATTACTTAGTAGATATTCTCCAAAGAGTCTACAAGTACCATATTGCATTTAAGACAATGCTATATGAACTTGAAGATAAGGGTATGTTTGCTGCTTCAAATGGTGGATATATCCATATCAGTAAGTTATATAGTACTATAGGTATCAATGGCTTGAATGAGGCTGCAAGATTCTTAGGTATGACTGTTGGCAACAACAAGGAGTATATTGAGTTCTTGCAACTGGTTCTTGGTACTATCAAAGAGCAGAACAAGATACATTCTATCCATAATGCCAATAGACCATTCCTATTCAATTCTGAGGTAGTACCTGCTGAAGGGTTAGGAGGAAAGAATTATAATTGGGATAAGGAAGATGGATATTGGGTTCCAGAGGATGAGAATCTGTACAATTCATACTTCTATGATGCACATGATGATACTTCAGTACTTGACAAGTTTATTCTTCATGGAAGGCAGACTTATCAATATACTGATGGAGGCAGTGCAGCTCATATTAATCTTGAAGACCACCTGAGTAAGGAGCAGTATCTCAAGCTGATAGACTTTGCAATAGCTAATGGAACTAACTACTTCACATTTAATATTCCTAATAGTAAGTGTGATGATTGTGGCTACATTACTAAGCATCCTATCACTGAATGCCCAAAGTGCCATAGTAAGAATATTACTCAATATACAAGAGTGATAGGGTATTTAAGACCTATTAAATCATTTGGTAAAGATAGGCAGATTGAAGCTAACAAAAGAGTTTATAGTAAAGGTGTATAATTTGTCCTTAAGATTTTGTTATTTGCATTATTTTTAGTACCTTTTCATCAAAATAATTTAGTATGGAAGATAAAATTTTACAAAGTTGTGGTGATGTCTTGGTAATAGAAGGTAAATCAACAAAGAAAGTAAGGAATAGGTACTATTACACAGGACATTTTGAGGGATACACCAGAAGGCTATATTTTAGATTAGATAGTGCCCAATATGGTAATGTCTCTAATCCAGATAAGAGAGATGAATATGGATTTATCTGTGATGAGTCTATTACTGATAAGCATATTTATAATGTTTGGAAGAATATGGAGAGGAGATGTTATGACCCTAAATGTCCTGCTTACAGTACTTATGGAGCTAAGGGGATAATAGTATCAGAAGAGTTCAAGATATATTCAAATTTTAGGAGATGGTATGAAGAAAATGGAGATAGTAGTCATAGTCTTGAAATAGATAAAGATTGCAAATCTCTTATACTAAATATTCCCAAAATATACTCTCCTAATACTTGTATTCTCTTACCTCCAGAGATTAACACTTTTATTTCAACTATAGGTAAGGGTATTTATCTTACTCCTCATAATACATATTGTGTTAGATTGAGGAGGAAGTTTGCTAAGGTTAATAGAAATTTCAAAACTTTGGAAGAGGCAGTTGCTTATAAGAAGGATAGAGATATGGAATATCTTAATACCTTAGTGGAAAAATATCCCCTACCTATAGATAACCTTAATATAGTTAAAAGATATGTTGAAATATTTGAATACTCAAGTAACATTTGCAGAGGTGCCTGACGAAATTACATTATGTATAAATATTACAGGATGTAAAAATGGGTGCAAAAACTGTCATAGCTCTTACTTGGCACAGGATATAGGTACTGAATTAACTTTCAATGAAGTAAGGAAACTTATCAAGAAGAACAGTGGAATTAGCTGTATAGCCCTTATGGGAGGTGATGCAGAGCCAGACAAAATAAATACTTTGGCTTCTTTCATTATCAACCATTATGGTTCTATAAAGGTAGCTTGGTATAGTGGTAGGCAAGAGTTGAATAATAATATTGACCTATGCAACTTTGACTATATAAAACTTGGACCTTATAAGGAAGAGTTTGGTCCACTTAACAGTAGAACTACTAATCAGAGATTCTATAAGGTTAATGGAAAGGAGTTGGTAAATATAACAAATAAATTTTGGAAACATGAAACTGAAAATTAAAGTAAAAGTATTGGCTAAGGGATGTATGCCTGTGATTAATGAGAATGGTGATTGGGTTGATTTGAAATCAGCAGTAGATATTACTATTCCTGCACCACAGTCTGATGTCCTCAGAAGGAAGACCATTGAAGGAGAGAGGGTAAGTTATAGGGATGTAGAAATTCCTACCTATTATATTCCTCTTGGAGTTGCAATGCAACTACCACAAGGATTTGAAGCTATTATTGATTCAAGGAGTAGTGGTCCTAAAAAGTTAAGATTATTCATCCCAAATGGTCAAGGTGTAATAGATAACACATATAATGGCAATGATGACCAGTGGCACTATGTATGTTCTCCTATGAGAGAGACCACTATTGAAGCAGGTGACAGAATCTGTCAATTTAGGATACAGCTTAGTCAGAAAGCTACTATGTGGCAGAAGATTAAATGGCTGCTAAGTTCAGGTATTGAACTTGTGGAAGTAGATGATTTGGGTAATGAAAATAGATTAGGATTTGGCTCAACAGGAATTAAGTAATAATGAAAAAAAGCATGAAGCATGATATTAGAAATGGTGGGTATATTGCTTGCAGTAATCATCTTAGCTGTTATTATTAATGGTGCAGAAGATTACTGTAAGCAAAGTAAAAGGGTAAATATGTCTTTCAAAGAGGCAATGGATTTAGTAGATTTGCCAGTTATCACATTTTATAATAATGGCAAAAAGTTTAATTTTCTACTAGATACTGGGGCTACAATATCCATAGTAGACTCAAATATATTAGATAGCCTTACTTGTGAAAAACTGAAAGATGTTGGTACAGTATTTGGTGTTGAAGGTAATAAGGTTCCAGTGTCTTATGTAAGAGCACAATTAGACTATAAAGGGGAAAACTATAAAGAGGATTTTCAAGTTCTAGATATGAGTAATGCCTTTGGTAATATAAAAGAAGAGAGTGGAGTGACACTTTCTGGAATACTAGGAAGTCAATTCTTTCATAAGTACCAATATGTACTAGATTTTAAAGAGTTAATTGCCTATTCTAAGAAATAATGGAAGATATTATAAAACTTAGGTCTGGATACAAAGCTGTAAACTATCTCAAGAAGATGCCTAAGCCTGATGGTTCTGAATCAAAAACTTATGTACTTAAGGCTGATGTGCCTACATTAAGAGTTGGTGAAGTGGGAGGTGTATGCCACATACATAAGTTTATTAATCCATTAGAAGGTCCAATAATTATAGAAGGTCAGGAGCTTGAGGAAGCCAAAGCAGTTGTCAAATCTATAGACTTTGTTGAGGTTTATGGATGGACTATAACATTTGAATGATGATATATTTTGTTACTGGTCAGAGAGAACTATTTGAGTTTCCTGATGCTAAGTATAAATGTATTTCTGTAGAAGAGTCTCTTAAAATATTAGAGCCTCTTCGAGTAGTAGGTTTAGATACTGAAACTACAGGTACGGAGATATGGCAGGGTAGATTACTTACTCTTCAACTTGGCAATAAGGAAAATCAAGTTGTAATAGACTGTATGGCTATTGATGTCAAGCAGTATAAGGATTATCTTGAAAGTGACAGACTATTCATCATTCATAATGCAAAGTTTGATTTAAGATGGCTGTATAAGGAACATATTGTAGTCAGAAATGTCTATGATACTTATTTAGCTGAGAAGATTCTATTTCTTGGATTTCCACCTGGCATTGTATCTTTGTCCTTGCAGGCTTGTTGTGATAGGTATTTACATATCTATCTTGACAAGACTGTCAGAGGACAGATACATGCAGGTATGACAGAAGAGGTTATAGTTTATGCAGCAAATGATGTTGTGCATCTTGAGGATATTATGAACTTGCAGCTTATTACTATCAATGCAAGAGGTCAAAAAGTGGCACTTGATATTGAGAATGAGTTTGTAAGAGTCCTTGCATATATTGAATATTGTGGCATTAAACTTGACCCTGTTAAGTGGAAGGCTAAGATGGCTAAAGATGCAGAGAGGTTAAGGATTGCTGAGCAGAAACTTAATGATTGGGTAGTAGATTATGTAATGAAAAAGGATGACCCTTCCCTCATTGCAAGAAACTATGATACTCACAAGAAAGGTAAGCCAGCCAAACTTGCAGATAATGTGTATGTGGTAATACCACAACCTTCATTATTCTCTGAGTTTGATACTGGACCTCAATGTATTATTAACTGGAATAGTTCCAAGCAGGTAATCAGATTGTTTGAAGAGCTTGGATTTGACCTATTGGTTAAAGACAAGAAAACAGGCAAGATGAAAAAGTCTGTGGAGTCTAAGTTTATAGAATTGCAGGCAAGTAAGAGTAGTATTGTTCCTTTATACTTGGAATATTCAGCAGCTTTCAAGGTAGTAACATCTTTTGGTCAAAACTTCCTTGATGCCATTAATCCTGTTACACAAAGAATCCACCCAACATTCAATCAAATGATGGATACTGGTAGATTGAGTTGTGGCTCAGGAGGAAAAGGTAAAGGAGGTAAGACTAAAGATGATGATATTGCAGAGGAGGAAGATGAAAACAAGGACACTTCTACACAAGCAAATGATAAGAGTGTCAATGTTCAGCAGCTTCCAGCTACAGAAGAAACAAGAGCAGCATTTGTACCTGAAAAGGGACATTTGTTAGTAGATTGTGATTATGGAGACCAAGAGGGTCATGTGTTCACTGAGTTGTCTAATGATAAGGAGTGGATTGCATTCTACAATGACCCTAATCAAAGAGATGGACACTCCTTTGTAGCCAAGATGTGTTTCCCTAAAGACCTTGATGGGGTTGCAGAGAAGGATGTCAAGAAGGTAAGAAAAGACCTTAGAGATTTGGCTAAGAAGGCAAGGTTCTGTTTCAATTATAATGGTCAAGCTCCTACAATGGCAACTAATTGTAATATTCCTGTGGACTTTGCAACTGAGATTTATAACAACTATTTCAAGAGATTTAATGGTATAGCAAGCTATTTCAAGGTACAGAAGAGAGATATGTGGAATAGAGGCTATATCCTAATCTCAAAGATAACTGGACTAAGGGCATATATCTATGACTATCCTATACTGAAAGGTATTGAAAGGAGAAAGAATGGTATGGAAGATTTCTGGGATATATACAAAGCTGCAAGAGATAGTGGCAGAGTAATATCTGAGATTCCACCATCTGTCATGCAAGAAATTGCTAAGAGATTTGCTGAGGGAAAGCCTATTGAAGAAATAGCTGTTAGGTATTCATATAAGGTTAAAAAAGCAAGTAAGGTAGAGGAAAGATTCATTGATATTAACAGGGAGACTGTATATGTGTCAGTGATGAAACACTTATGGAAGAGAAAGAGTGCTTCTGATAATCAGTCATGTAACTATCCCTTAATTGTGGGGGCATATAGTAGTGATGCTATATGAAAAACTCAGTGAATTGCTGGAAAGCTAAGGAGAAATCTATGCTAATCAGCAGCCAAAGCTTGTAGAAATGCAAGTAAGGTTCAGAGACTAATCAAAGTAAGCTAAGGAGGAATCTATGCTGAAATGGACAAGAGTGCTGAGTATCTCTTAATTATTTATTTACCCTATAAGCAATGTATGTCTGAATATAGGGCTTCTAAAAGAGAGCATTATAAAGAGTATATGGCTTATAGGAGAGAGGTGGATAATGAAACTATAAAAGCTAATAGGAGAAAGCATTATAGGAATCATCCTGAGAGTAGAATGTTAATGGCAGCCAAGCAAAGAGCTAAGAATCAAGGATTAGAATTTAACTTGACTATAGATGATATAGTCATCCCTGATAAATGCCCTTTGTTAGAAGTTCCTTTTGTTGCTGGAGAAAAAGGTAATTATGAATATACACCCTCCCTTGATAGAATAGACCCTACTAAGGGATATATTAAAGGGAATGTATGGGTAATTACTAAAAGAGCAAATACAATGAAGAATAATGCAACAAGGGAGGAATTATTAAAGTTTGCTGATAACATCTATAAATATTTTGGAGATAATGATATAGTCCAACCTATTGAGAAATCAATAGAACTACAGGATAAAGAGCCTGTAGGGTAATAAATATTGCACAAGGTACTGCTGCTGCAATGACTAAGATAGCAGGTATTAGATACTTTAATCATTTGGTTAATGATGGTCTTATATTCAAAGTCCTCATTCCTAATGATGTACATGATGAGTATCTGATAGAACCACCTGAAGAAATTGCAGAGCAGGAAGCTAAGAAGTTAAGTGAGTGTATGGAGTATGCAGCAGCAGTCTTCTGTAAGAAAGTAACTATTAAAGCTGTGCCAGAAATTGCGCCCTGCTGGGTACATTGAACCTATAAAATTATGGAAACTTGGAGAATAGCTATTCCTATAGTGGTATTCATATTATGTGTGATAGGTGCATGGTATGTAATAAGACTAAGGATAAAAGAGATTAGAAGTAGAACCTATGTTTATCCTAAGACAGGTCATAAGTATATGCCACTCTACAGGTGCAGGATGAAGAATCCTGTATCTGGAGAATGGTTTAATGCTTTGATTTATCAAGGGATGGAGAATGGTGAGTTGTATGTCAGAGAGTATAAAGACTTCTTTAACAAGTTTGTGAAACTTTTAGACTGGGAAAATGAAACAAAAGAAAGTGGACAATGTTAATCATCCTCCACATTATACATGGCTTAAAGATAAATGTGGAATTGGGGTGATTGATATAACAAGACACATGGATTTTTGCTTAGGCAATGCTATTAAGTATATACTTAGGGCAGGACATAAGCAGGATGCAAGCCTTACAGATAATCAGAAGGAAATTGAGGATTTGAAGAAGGCTATATGGTATATCAATGACAGGATAAAGCAATTAGGTGGTGAAGTATGACATTTATAATTCATTTCAAAGATGGACATAGAGAAACCTATAATAATAGGTATGTAGAAAGATGAGTGGGATTAAAGTTAGTGTTAAAACAAAGGCTAAAGAGACTCTGAAACTATCTAACCATCTAAGGTCATATCTTTTTGAACAGGAGTATGGTGAATTAAGTAACTGTACCCCTGCTCAAAAGAAAACCCTTAGAGATGCTTTGTTAGTTTTGAACTCTGTGGTCAGCAAGAGTAAATAATATGACAGAGAAGCAACTGATATACCTCATCCAATAGGGGAAGAGGTCATAAGGAAGACTTATGAGAAGTATAAAGACATTCTGAAAGTGTAGTATGAGACAATATACATCAAGAGAGTTCATAAAGATAGTGGAATTTAATGGTTTCTATTATAGCAGACATAATGGAGACCATGCTATCTATGTGAATGATAAGGGAAGGCATATCAGCATGCCTAAGAATCTTGAATGTGTAATTGCTCGAAGACTGATTAAAGAGAATAACTTGATAACAGACATTAAAAGGAGAAAAAAAAATAATGGACAATTATAATTATCCTATGGGTGCAGATACTAAAGATGCACCCTGGAATCAGGCTGATAATCCTGAAAGGGAAATTGAGGTCACAGTAAGTGTCACCCTTAGTAAAACTGTAAAGATTAAGGTATCTGACTATGAGATTACTGACTCTGGAAAGGATGAAGATGGTGAGTATTTTGAGGATATAAATTACTCAAACTGTGACCTTAAAGGTGCAGTTGAAGAGCAAATTGTATTGCCTCAGAAAGCTTGGAATTACATAGCTCCTAAAACAAAGAAGGATGTTAAAGTCATCTCTGATTTGAAGGACTGGAATGTTGATGACTTTGAAGTGATTGAGGAATACTAAACTTAAAGAAGTATAATGAAAGTATTAAAGATTTATTCGGTGTTCAAGAATTAAAAGAGTTCTGCAATGAAACTAATTAAGCCAAGTTTTGAAATATGGAATCAGCCTGCTGGTCTTGAAGGAGTTTATAAACAGATTGAGAGAGTAGGTAGAGTATGTTATAAGTCTGAGGATAAGATAACAGAAGATTCTGCCAAGCCTTTTGTGGATAGGATGATTAAGTCTGGTCATGGAGCTATGTTAGAGCATGGTACAGTATATCTTAAAGTATTCAATGTTATTGAAAACTCTGAGCTGATTGATAAATATAAGTCTAATAAGTATTCAGTAGTTAAAGAAGGACCAGAGGTATATAATTGTCATGGTGATATACTTTATGGAAGTTGTAAGTGCATTACTACTAACTACAGAGTATTGGTAGAGAATGGCTGGCTTGATGACTTAAAGTATATCTGTAAACCTACAGAGTTCCATGAGAAGAGAATCACTGTACACTTTGTATGTGATAGAGGTGTATCACATGAGTTTGTAAGGCATAGAGTAATGTCTTTTGCTCAGGAAAGTACAAGGTATTGTAACTATTCTAAGGATAAGTTTGGCAATGAATTGACCTTCATTATCCCTTGCTGGATAAAAGATTTAGAAGAGAAAAGCTACTTAGCTCATGCAGAGTATCACCATACTAAAGAAGATGCTTCAAAGCAATGGTATGATGTATGTATGAATAGTGAGTTTGTTTATGAAGACCTAATTAGGCTGGGTTGGAAACCACAAGAAGCAAGAGCTGTTTTACCTAACTCCTTAAAGACAGAATTGGTTGTAACTGGATTTACATCTGATTGGAATCACTTCTTTGACCTAAGAGCAAGGGGTACTACAGGTGCTCCACATCCTCAGGCTAAGGAGTTAGCAGAGCCTTTAATGAAGGAATTTATTGCAAGAAAGTATATTAATAACTAAAAAAAAAAGTATGGCTTTTGGTACGAAGAAGTCAGTTGTAGCTGCACCTTCTTTCAGTGAAAGAATGGCAAGCATTGAGTCTATGTTTAAGACTGCACATGAGAATGCAAGTAATCTCCATGCAGAAATGGAGTCAGAGATTGCAAAGAAGGAATCTCAAATTGCTGCATTGCAGGAAGACATCAAAACTATTGGTGTTACTAAGCAGGAGGCTGAAACATTTATGTCTAATATAGAAAAGCTTATTTGATAGGATTGAGCAAATAAATCAGTTAAAGCAAGGTTCCATTATTAGTGAAGGAAGATAAGAAGGATGGTACTCTTGGTATTAGAAGTATTTGGGAGAACATCCATTCTGGTCAGGTATTTACTGTATGTTTCAAGAAGCAGGATAAACCTAAGAGTAAGAGAAAGTTACAGGAGGAGATTGATGCTATTGTAGAGCAGTTCTCAAATAGTATTGACACAGTTAAGAACAATAAGAAAGGTGTTGCAAATGCAGCAAAGAATCTTATTACTGAGCTGGTTAATAGCCCTGTACTTCCTTATGAAGAAGGTGAAGATAGAGTTCTTAGAGGCTATAAGATTCAAATGGACATTACTAAGACTGATAAAGAGTCAGGTATTAGACCAGTCAATATCTTAACAATCAAATGGCTCATATTCAATGGTGTCAAGTACATTGTTGAGTAATCTTATAAGGGAGAATAAGTTAAATACTTGTCCTCCCTTTAGCTTTTTGAATAAGAGCTTGTGTATTACAATTAAATTACTTACCTTTGCATAAAAATTAATATTAATTTATATGAGTACAAAATGTTATAATCCTATTAAGGGAATTGATGATGTAATTGCTAGTAAAATTCAGGGTTGGAATGAGTATAGAGTAGCTACATTAAGAGGAATGTATGATGAATCACACTCATCTCCACTTGATACATCAGACCTTGATAAGGCTGTACAGGACTTGATCTCATATAGAAGAGACTTAAGAAAAATGAATGCAGAGTCTATCAAGACTACTAGTTCTAATTTATCTGAGTCTTATCAGAAGTTGAAGGAGTCTTTTAGTGCTGAAGAGAGATTTAATAGAATCAATATGATTTCTACTATGTTTTCTGACAGACTTGATGCCTTACAAGAAGCTAATCCTTTCCTAAGTAGGAAAGTTATATGTAATGGATTTGTTTCAAATGGTAAACTAGTGGCAGGTCAATTCTCAGTATTTGAAGGTGTTTATAATGACTTGCTTGAATACTATTCAGAGGCTGTTGAAGAAGGTGATATGGATACAGCCAATAGTTATAAGAAGGTTCTTGAAAACTGGGGAGCACTAGTCTCTCATGCTAGAATGAGATTGAGAGATACAGAGGAGCTCAGACTTGGTGACAAGATAGAGTATGCAGATGATACAAATCCAGATAACTACAATGATAATAAGTTATCTGAATTATATGATGCTTCAGAGTCTAAAAGAGAAGCATGGCAAGAGACCTCTGATATGCACTCTGCATTTGGTTCTGTAGGAAAACAAGTAAGAAAACTTTTAGGTTCTATTCAGAGAGTTGAAAATGGAGAAGAAGTATATGATGACTTAGGTTTTCCTATAATGCTTGACCCTGTTAAAGCACACCAGTCTTTGATTGAAATATTAAGAGGTGTTACATCTGAAAGACAAATGATAGGTTTGCTTAGAAATGCCTCTAACAGTCAGACTTGGTTACAGCCTGTTATAGAAGAACTTGAAAATAATGACCAGCTTAGGACACAGTTCTATGGAGATTTTAAGAAGAACTTTCAACCTTACTCTATCCTTCTTGAAGAGGTAAAGAATGGGTTAAGAACTTTCAAGACTCTTATATTGAATAGAGTTAATAATAGTCTCTCTGGTCAATACCTTACTAGTATCACTTTGGGTAAACAGGTTAATCCAAATACCTCTGTATTTAACAAGGATGGTAGTATCAATTGGAAAAACTTACAGAGTCTAAGAGAGTTGGTTAAGGAATATTTTCCAAGTAAGTCTGTAAGCATTACACCAAAGTTCTATAACAATAAAGAAACTTCTTGGCAAGAAAAGAAAAGAGTTCTCATTAAGATTACTGAAGCTTTGGGTATAGACATTGATGGTGGAACATTGGATAAGATTATGTCTAGTGGTAGAGACCTTCATAAGTTTACTGATGCTATCAGTGAGTTAGTAGAGTTTGGTACTGACAAGATTCTTAATAAGAAGGAGCTTGAATCACTTGATAAAGGTGAGTACTCTTTGTCTAATAGGTCTTTCAAAGACTTTATAAGATTTTCTCCAGCAGGCTCTACAGCAAAGCAGGGAGTTATAAGAGAGAAGATTGACAAGATGTTATCTATTGTAACTAAGAACAGAGAAGGTCTTAGACTTGAGTCTAGAGTAAGGCATAAAGATAAGAATGGTAATAATGTTACTTTGTTCAGTAATGTCATTCCTTCATATCTTGGAGACAAGATGGATAGAATTGCCAGTTTTGTGTCTAACAATGACAGGCAAGGTCTTAGGAGAATGATTGAAAATGAGTTCTTGGACTCTTCTTTCTTCATGGATAAGGATAATGGTACTATATTCAATAGGTGGTTGAGAGACCTTTATGAGAGTGGCTTAGATGAGAAAGATTTTGCTGCCAACTTTGGATTTAAGAGATTCTTAGGAACTTCTGATAATAGCTTTGAGAACTTTACTAGTAAACAACATACTATTGACATGATGGCAGAATATTTCTCTGAAAGACAGCTAAGTGCTAATAGTCAATATGCTTATTATCCTGTATTTATCTTAGGAGATAGTGGAGTATCTAAGTTTATTAAAGCTAAAAGATATTCTGCTCAGGAGATACTTGATGGTCTGTATGATGTATATAGACAAGAGAGGAGAAGAATGGCTCTCACATCAGCAGCTAATACTAAGTTAAAAGAAGGTGGGTATTCACTTATTGAAAACTTCTCAAGTAAAGAGAATGAATATACAGCTCTTCCTTTCCTCAACAAGGATTACAAATCTCCTGATGGTACTGTAGGCAAGTATGCAGCTATGATAGGGGAAAATCCTTCAAAGCAGGAAGTTGTAAAGGCTATTCAAGCCTATATGGAGGAGGCTGTAAATAGCTTCAAAACAAGCCTTAATAACTTAGGTCTTCTTGAAACTAAAGAAGCATATAATCCTAAGACAAACAAAAAGGAGGTACAATATGTATATTTCAGTCAAGAAGTAAATGGTAATAAGTCTATAGATGAGGTAATAGCAGACTACTATTGGAATACAAAGTTTGCTACTATACAGCAGCTTCAATTGTTCACTATTGACCCGGCATTCTATAAGGGAACTAAAGACTTACAGAAGAGATATAAGGAAATACATGCCCCAGGCAGTGTATTAAGCCTTGAAGCTAGAGACTTTAATGGCAATCTTTATAGTGAGGATGGAATAGAAAGATGTGTTTATTTTGATGACATTAATTTAAATGCAGAAGTGTCTAATCCTGAATTCATGAAAGCTATTGAAGCTAAGTTCGGCAAGAACTCTCCAGTATATAAAGCTTATACTAAGAATACTCTTACTGATGGTCAGGGATATAGAACCCTTGAAAGCTACAGAAAAGTAATGGGTATGGCTGGTAAGTGGACACAGGAAATGGAAAATGTGTATAATACTATTAAACAGCTCAGAGCTGAATATGATAAAGATGCTCAGATTCCTTCTGACAAACTTACTGAAATTGCTAATATGTCTGTAGTATTTCAACCTATTAAACCTTATATGTACACTATAGAAAACTTGGCAGTAAATAGTACTGATAAGTTAAAAATTCCAGTTCAGCATAAGTATGCTGAAGCAGTACTTATCCCAGAGTTATTACCTGCTGGTAGTAAGTTAAGGGATATGGCCTATTGGATGGAGTCTAAGGGTGTAGATTTGGTAGGTTCTACTAAGATTGTTAAGGTTGGTGGATTTGGTTCTACTGATATATCTAAAGCTTCTAATGCTCAAGAGTTAAGTAATGCACTTGACAAGGCTTATATCCATCAATTAAGTTATGGTGATTATAGAATTCAGACTAATGTACCTGAGCATATTAATAGCTCTCAGTTATTTGGTACTCAGGTAAGAAAGCTTATTATGGCTAACATTAAAATGGATGACTATCACTATGAGAATTATGTTGGTGGAAAGAAAGTAAATCTTGGAGGTAAATATGGTGAGGTAAGATTGAATGGTAGAAACCTAGTTTCATTCTATAACTCTCTTATTGTAGCTAATATACTTGAGTCCTATGATTTATTTGCTAATGAAGTATCTGATATAAAGAAGTTAAGTGATAAACTTCTTCAGACTACTATCAATAATAGCAGGGAATCTATGGATAATATGTTGGCATATTCTTTGACAGGAGATGACAAGTTCTTGGTACCTTTGTTTGAAGGAGCATTGGAACATGATTCTTCTGCAATGCTATTCAGTATATTCAAGAAGAGAGTTAATAAGCAGTCTATTAAAGGAGGTAGTGCTGTTCAGGTATCTGCAATGGGTATTAAGGGATATGAAGAGTCTGGTGATTTACACTATGTTGTAGACCCTAATAATCCTAATAACATCTTATATGCAGAGTGTGAAATTCCTTGGGATATTAGTTATACTGATATTAATGGTAAGGAAGTAGCATTGGAGTTCAGTGATTACTGTAATGAAGATGGTACTCTCAAGACTGATAAGGATGGTAACACATTACTTGAAAAGAAATTCCCTAATGCTTTAAGTATCCTTGCTTATAGAATTCCTACTGAAAGAGATTACTCTATGATTAATCTTAGAGTGAAAAGATTCAGTCAGAAAACAGCAGGAGGTACTATCAAAGTTCCAGCACAAGGTACTACTATTGCAGGATTTGACTTTGATATTGATAAGCTGTACTTCATGAGAAATGAGTATAGACAGAGAGAATTATCATCTTCTGAAGTAGCTGAAATATGGAAGGAATTCTATGAAACATATCCCAACATAAAAGATGTCTTGAAGGAGGCTAGAGAAGAAGATACTGAATCTCTTAACAGACTTTACAAGTATTGGGATAAAGCAGGACTGCCTTACAGTTATAAAGAAGCTTTTGCACAGTTTATTGCTGATAGAGGTTATATATCTTTTGAGAGTTATGACTTCAGTAAGTCTTCACTTGATAATACTAGAGCTGCTAGAAATAACATGCTTATAAAGTTAATTCAAGAAAGACTTATGGACTATGAAACCTTTGAGCAGAGATATACTCCAGGTGGATTTGCTAATGCTTCTAAGGCTGCCAGAACTTTAAGAGAGTTGTTATTTGGTAATCTTGAAGGTATTGTAAGTAGAGAAACTGTAGACTTCAATGCTATAGCTGAAAGAGCTAAAGATAGTAAGTCAGACCCAGAACCTAACTATGACCCTTCAGACCCAATGACTATCATTACTTATAATCAGCAGAATCAAGTAGCTGGAAAGTTGATTGGTATATTTGCTAATCAGAATACTAATCATGCTTTCTCCTCTTTAATGAGTGAGTTCACTCTGAAGGACCCTATTAGATTTGCTGGTCATAGTTATAATGATTTGTTACATGCTCCTAAAGGTATTGATGCTGATTTGAATGTTGCAGAGTTCTTGGCAGCTTCTGTAGATGCTGTAAAAGACCCTGTATTGAATTTCTTGAACTTGAATACTATAACTGCTGATGCTGGTGCTGTATTAGCTAGAATAGGTTATACAACCCAAGAGATTGGTTTGTTATTTAACCAACCTATAATTAAAGAGATATGTGAGTATAGCTTTAATAATGGTGTTACTGCTGATATGGCAATGAGAGAAGTAGTTAAGAACTATATGGGAGATGATACAGAAAGTCCTAAAGCTAACCCTGATGAAGACTTCTCTATCAACAAACTTGCATTGAATATTGTCAATGATAGAGTTATGAGAGAGCAAGGTAAGAATGCTATGGATAATCAGTCATTCAAGGCTGACCAATTGAAAGTAGCAGAATTATTCTCTCAGATTCAGACAGTAGCAGGTGATATTTCCCAGTTTGTTACTTCATCTAAGTTTACAGCTTCTAATGCAGTTGGTTCTACTTTTGGTGATTTATATTCTCAACAGATGAAAGTCAAGAATTATATTGATAAGTTTGTTGTTAAGAATGGTAAGAATGCTTTGTCTGTAAATATGAAAGTTACAGATATTATAGATTCTCCTATAACCAATAACACCAACTTGCAAGGAAGTAATCAGGAATATCTTAAAAGTCTTATTGAGAATCCTTTGGCTTATGAACAGGCTATGTATGATATGAACAGGAGAGCTGGTATGTTACTTAACAGTTACTATCCATATAATACTCCTTCATATAGTGGAGCTAGAAATAGATTAGCAGAACTTACTAAGAGTAATTTCTTAGATGCTGATACAATCAATAGTATCCATAGTGATATGCTTGTTTATATGCTTTCTCAGCAAGAGGATAGTTTATTTAATGGTGAGATGCCTACTAAAGATGGTATTCCAGCCAGAGAATATTATACTAAACACTTTGCTAAAGAAGTATTCAATACTCTTGAAAGTAATCCTGATTTGAAGTCTCTCCCTTTATTCCAGTATATGCAGTTTGTTACCAATGAAAAGACTGGTGATATAAGTATGAATGTACAGGGAATAGGTGGACTTGCTCCTTATCAGAAAGATGAGTTGAAAGAAAGTTGGGCAGAGTTACTTAAAACAGAGCCTGACTTAGCTAGAGACTTGTTCATGTACAATTTCTATAAGCTAGGATTTACATTCAGTCCTTTAGCTTTTATGAACCTTGCTCCTACTGAATTGAAGCTTGCTATCAAAGTAGGAAGAAAGTGGGATTCTAGTGCTAATGATGGAAATGGTGCATGGGTTGAAAGGAGTTATGTAGACTTCCTTAATGATGTTAAGGAAGGTACTGTTACTGCTAATAGTGAGAAGTTTGCTAAACAGTATATATTGAATCATCTTGATAACAGGAGACTGGTATTTACAGCAAAAGGAAGCAATCTCAAATATCTTAAAACATTAGTTTATAAGAATGGTGAAGCTGTTTCTAACTTTACTCTAGATGTCAATAAACTTGGTGATGATGCTAAGAACTATACTATTAAGGATAGTACATTACCAAAGAACTGTGTGGCATTCAGACCATGTATAGTAGTAGATGGTATAACATATATATGTGATAGTAGCAATGATAAATTCAATGTAAGTTATGATGGGTCTATAACCTATTATAAGGTATCTCAATTAGGTACCACTAATAAATCCCTTCAATATGTATCTGACTCAGAATCTAGATTGACAGACAATGAGCAATATGATAACAATATGGAAGGTAATAGCTCTCAGGAATTTATTCCTGAAAATACTCCTAACTCTTTCAATAGAGAAGAAGCTATCAATCAGATAATTGATTATGGCATCAAGAATGGAGAATTCATGGCTGAACAAGTGGAATCTATAAAAGAGTATCTTAATAGTCAGTCAGATGTAGACCTATCAGACACTGTCAATGCAATAAGGAATGAGATTCAAAATAGTGGTTTAACTGATAATACAGGAGAAAAAGTTTGTTAATATGGCAGATAAATGTTCAATTTATGCTCATTGCACAAACTCTAAAGGTGAAGTAGTAGAAAGCAGGTTATTCAAAGACCTGCTTCACTACACTTCTAATAATAGGGAACTTGCAAAGGAGTATTATGGTATAGGAATTAATCCTAAATTTCTTGAAAAGGTACAAGGAAGTGCTAAGTTTGATGAGAATGGTGAAATTACTTTCCAATCATTGAGAAGTCTTGCTAAGCTTAATGTAGACAAAGATACATTGATTAATACTCTGAATAAGGATATAAACTCTAGCATTTATGATTATGAGGAAGCAGTAAACAGACTGCAATCTTTTAATAGAAACAGCCAGTTTAATAATGAATTTATGGCTACCATTAAATCTACAACAGATGGTAAGTATTACTTATCTGTAGTTGAGAAGAATCCTTCCAATGAATTAGCCCTTAATCAGGAAATCTCTAATAGGACTCTTCAAGACAGGATTAAATACTACCTGAATAAGGCTGGAGTCAGTATAGAATTCATTGAGAATGATGAGAAGGTAAATGGAAGGTATAGTACTAAAAATGCCAAGAAGACTGCTGATGGCCTATATCAGTTAATACAAGTAGCTAATGGTAAAAATGTAACTGGTGTATTGGCAGAAGAGGCAGGACACTTTGCTATAGGTGCATTAGGAAATTCCCCTCTAGTAGAGAGGCTTATGAGGTTATTAACTCCAGAGGTACAAAAGCAGATAGTAGGAGATGAGTATGATAGTAAATATCTAGGAGAGTCTTCCAGAAGAGAGATAGCTGGTACCTTAGTTGGTCAGGCTATAGCAGGTAATATAGATGATAGAGCACCTTGGCAATCTCTTGTTAAGAGAATAGTCAATACAGCCAAGAGAATATTTCATAGCATAAAAGGAGATAGCATTGCCAATGCTGCATTAGAGGCTGAAAGAATTGCAGATATGATAGCTAAGGGATTTATGTCTCCCAACTTTACAGGTAGTGTAGAAGAGGCTATTAAAACCAAGGAGACCTTATATAATGCTCCTACTTCCTTTAATGTTAAAGTATTCAAGCAGGCTGTGAACAGGCTTAAATTGCAAGCTTCAGAGATGAAGTCTATCAGTAATACATTATTTGATAAATTCAATAATATAGTGGGCCAGGTTGAGAGTGGTAGAAACTTAAATGTGCCCTCTTCATTTGCAGATTCAATTGCTCTTGAAGGGATAACAGAAGCTATATCACTAATGAGTGACTTAATGGTAGCTGAGATACCTGATACATTGGCATCAATTGACTTTGATAATGTAACTGACTTCAACTCCAATATGCCAGCTAATGCTAAGGCACTAAGAGTTGTTAGGGCATTTGCTAGGAATGCTCTTGCATTAATAGACCTTATAAACTCATCTACCTCTAACATATCTGGGGCAAATAGATTACTTGGAGATACAAGGAATGTTATAATTACTGACTCTCTTGGTAACAGAGTATCATATAACTTATTAGATATTACTGATAAGTTGAACAAGCTACTTACTGGTAGAAATGGATTGATTAATGAACTCAAGAATAAGGAAAGTCAATTCTTCCTTAAATTCCTTGAAGGTGCTAACTATGGCAATAAATATATTACAAGAGCAGCCAGAGTCATATTCAATTGGAAAGGTAGAGGCAATAACAAGCTTATTGAGTATAGAGATTCAGAGGACATTCCTATATCAGATTTGATGAATGACTTGGAGAGTGATATATCTCTGTTTGAAAGGTTCCTTGCATCTATGTCTAACAATTCAGATGTTATAGGTCAGTTAGCAGATAAGACTGTGAAGCTAGCTAATAAGTGGGCAGATGATATGACTATTCAAGCTCAGGACCAACTTAGGGTATTACAGTCTAGGTTAAAAGATATTAAGCTGAGTAATACTGATATTTTTGTTGAAAGAAGTAACAGGGATGGTACTATAACAGGAAACATTATATCAGCATACTGCTGGGGAGATTATGAAAATGACTGGCTAGACTTCAAGAAACAAAGTATAGAGGAGTTTAACCAAAAGTACCCTAATCTTGATGGAAAATCTGACTTTGAAAAAGCATTGCTATGGGATAACTTCTTTAAACCTAAAGCTAAAATATGGCATAAGGGAGATGCAACACATATTGCCCATAGTCAGTGGGACAATCAGCAGCAGATGTACATTCCTAGCTCTAACTATAAAAGTGAACAGTATAAGAGAGATATACAGCCATATCCTGAAAGGGTAAAATGGCTTAATGAGTATATGCAACTTAAAGCTGATTTGGATAGTAGACTGCCTGAAGGTAGTATGCCTTTACACAGAATGCCTCAATTCAAGGGTACATTCTCCAATAAGATTAGGAATAGGAGATTATTTGAAAATTCAAGTAAGGCTACTATACATACTGTAATGACTGAAATGAGAGATACTTTCTGTGAGGACAGTGAAGATACTGATTTTGGAAGTCAGCAGACATACAATACTATAGATGAGGATATGTTCCATAATCAACTTGCATTTGAAAGGGAGAAGATTAATAGGGTTCCTCTATATGGGGTCAACAAGCTGAAAGACCCTTCTGAGCTATCTACTGACTTATTCTATTCTACATTTGCTTATGCAGGAATGGCAAATTCTTATGCAGCTATGAGTCAGGTTGTTGATACTCTTGAAGTTGGAAAGGAGGTTCTTAATAGGAGGACTGTAGAAGGTATTAACTCAGAAGAAAGTAGATTGAAGGATAAGTCTAGGGCTTATAATAGATACCTTAAATTTCTTGATAAACAAGTATATGGTATTGGAGTTCCAAAGCTGAAGATTGGCAATAAGCTAGTGCTTAATAAACTATTTGGATTTCTTACTGGATTTGCAAGTAAATACTTCTTAGGAGGTAATATTGCAGGTGGTATGGTCAATGTTGGAACTGGTTCTATAGAAATATTTAAGGAAGCTTTCTCTGGTGAATACTTTGATGTAAAAGATTGGGCCAAGGCACATAAATCCTATTATGGAAGTTTCATGCAGAATTGGTGGGGATATGGAAAGGAATTTAAGGAAGATAAAGTATCCTTAATGATTAGGCATTTTAATATGCTTAGTGAAAATAGAGGTAACCAAAGAGCATGGCACACAAGAGATTCTAGGATACTTAATATGTTCGGAGAAAGCCTATTCCTACCATATAAAGTAGGAGAGCACTACATGTCTTCTATGTCTTATCTTGCTTTAGCTAATAAAATTAAGTTGTATGATTCTAATAGCAACAGAATATCATTATTTAATGCTTATAAGGTAGTAGATGTTGAGGATGAAAGTGGAAATGCAGACCCAAAATATGGCAAAACTCTTAAACTAGAAGGCACATTCTTTAAGAGTAAAGAGGACATCAAAGAATATAACCTTATACAATCTATAATAGGTCAGATAGATAATGTTCTTAGTAACCCTTCCCCTTTTGGCTCTGTGCTGAATCTTAGTCAGGAAGAGTTAGATTATATAAATTCCAAGGGCTATAATCTAGCTGACATGGCAGATGTTAAAACAAAGCTACTTGAGGATTCATATAAACTTACTTGGACTATTGATGATGAATCTGCTTTCATGGATAAAGCCAGAGAAATAAACAACAGATTACATGGTATCTATAATAACCAAGATAAAGTAGCTTTCCAACAGAATATGTTTGGTAATATGTTGCTAGCCATGAGAGGTTATGCATTAGGTATGCTTGAAAGAAGATATGGTGCAAGCAAATATAATACTATACTTGGTGGAGAAACTGAGGGTTCAATGAGAAGCTTAGCTAAAGTTATTGCATCTACTTTTACTGATAGAGGAGGCTTTGGTTTAACTATGAGAGCCATATTACTGCCAGTTAGTAAGAAGACAAAACAAGCAATGCTTAATGCTGGATTCTCTGCTAATCAGTATTATAATATGAGGAGAAATATGGGTGATGCTATGTTTATCCTTGCATTAACTCTACTAAAGATATTGACTACTAAAGGTGGTGGAGATGATGATGACAAAGAGTCTGAGGAGGAAGTAGACACTACTACTGGTATAGTTTACTACTTTGCAGCTAGATTGTTGAGAGAGCAGTCTGCAATGAATACTGCTTGGGGTATGGTTGATGAGTCACAAAATCTTATGAGTATGATTCCTGTTGGTGTAAGTAGTCTTATAGATATTTCTAATCTGGCATACCAATTTGGTGGAAGCCTTGTAGCTGATGAAGATAATAGTGAATTTTACTATCAATCTAAGAAAGAAGGTATGTATGAGAAAGGAGATTCCAAATGGGAGGCTAAATTCTGGAGAATGTTTCCTTATCTTAGAAGTAACTATGTATGGGAACACCCCTATGAAGCAGCTAAATCTTATGAGTATGGTAGAAAGGTTAGAAACTAATAAAACAATAAAGGCTAGAGAGGTTATCCTCCCTAGCCTTATTTTTTTTTGCCTTAGATTGGAACTTTAACTCCTTTACATTTAAGTTCATGCTCCATCTCTTCATCAGAAAGTTGATTCCATGATTCTTCTGTATATCCTACAGACTCTAGTACTTTAATGGTTTCTTCATTCCATAATGATACACCATCCTCAGTTATAAAGTTTTCCCAAACTCCCCAAGTTAATCTTGAAGGTATTAGCCTTGTAGGTTTAGGATTTACCTTAGTACCTGACTTCTTCTTTCTTCTATCTTTAACCTTTCCTATGTTTAATCCTGTATTTAAATCAACTGTAGGTCCAGTATTGTCAGCTACTGTAACTTCTTCAACTTTAACTTCTTTGGTCTCAGTAGGAGTAATAGTTTCAGTACTAGTCTGATTTACTGAAGCATCTTTTTCTTCAATCATCTTCTCTATTTCAGATATTTGAGACTTCTCAATATCAGTTAATTTCTCATATTGTATATTAGGCTCTCTATATCTTACTTCATTAGGTCTAAACAACTGAGGCTTAGCATTTCTATATTCCTCACCATTAATAGCTAATTGATTACCTTCTATTACAGTATATTCATTAGTGCTGTTCTTCCAACCTTTAGGTTCAGGGTACTCAACTTGTATAGGAATAATATTCAGGCTCTTAACACTAATACCATAAGTATTCTCTAAGAACTTCTTATACAAAGATAATTGTCTTGCATACTTCTCTTCCTTATGTTGGTCTATGGAACTCCTTACAGTCTTCATATCATAGATATAGAAGTTACCTTCTTGGTCATAGGCTAGTAAGTCAAGTGTTCCAGCAACATCTATAGTATGTGCTTTTCCTTCAGAATCTGTAACATTTAATGTACCAGTAACTGTAACATCTCTAGGTATTATAGTCAATCCCATAGCATCAAAAGAATTTTTCAGACTTTGGAGTTCTTGCACAAAATGTTTCCATTGTGCATTAGTAGCATTAGGATAGTCATAGAAGAAATCACTTATTAATTTACCATCCTCATGGAACTCTCCAGCAAAGAAATCTCTTACAAATTCATCCACACTAGTTCCTATATTTGTAGATGGTAATATCCAAGGACTATTAGGGTCAAATCTATTACCAGCTTCAGCATCTGCTTGAATTATTGAAGTTACTCTTGAATACTTCTTTCCTGTCTTAGTGTTAATATATCCACTTCCATCAGGAGCCAGTTGTATCAATTTAGAGTCCTCTGTAATTCTATCAGCTATAACTCTTGCTGCTTCTAACTTAACATTAGTCTTTTCTTCTACCTTTCCTTCAAGTACAGTACCTGTCTCACTATCTATTATAGCTTTATCAGATTGCACTTGGTCAGTAGCTGATACAGTAGGAGTATTAACAGGAGTAGAAGGAGTAGCATTACTTGGGTTAGATACTTCTACTGGTCTTATAGTTTCACCTGTAGAAGTGAAAGGGGACCTAACTTCTATTCCCTTAACTTTATACTCTATACCTTCATTACTCATTTCCAATATACCATCATCAAAGGCATTAGCTAGATTTCCCTTGACAGTATCTATACTATTTCCACTTTTTGGGTACTCTACCTGCCACTTTATAAAATCAAAGTTTCCCATCTTCCTAGTTTCAGTTCCATCCATTATAAGATTCCTAAAGAACTCAAACTTAGTTTGTGGAGACACTGTACCATTAGTTATCCTACCTACTAGTATAGTAGTATTACCATCTGAGATACTTATAGAGAACATTCTTCTTCCATCCTCTAATATTTCTTCAGTAGGTGATATTACATATTTCCAATTCTGATTAGGTAGAATAAGATGGTTATTCATCTTTCTAGTCAGAGTATTAGACAGCTCATTTAATCTATCAGCAAACTCACCAGTAGGAACTAATTGCCCATCTACTCTATCCAATGTAATTTCAGAGTTATCAGGAAAGCTGGAAGACATTTCATCCAATACAGTACCTGCCTTGATTAACCTACTATTAGAATTTAATAGGGCATTTATATCACCCTCATTAAATAATTCTACTATAGACTTATTAGAGTTTCTGTCAACAGTGTTAGAAATAGACCTTATAAATACTCTAAAGTCTTTTACACTATCTTTCAAATTAGGTACATTTACATATAGGTACTTGTTACTTTCAGAGAATCCTAATCTATCAAGAAATGCTTTTCTCATTTTAGCATATATAGGATTCTTATACCTATCCCTCTTTGGGACACTTCTTAATGAGGTTTGGTCTTCCTTACTTAAAGTATTAAAAGATAGATTTTGTGCATTATTATTAGGTTTACCTACTGGTACTCTTTCAGGAGCCTTAGCAACTATTGATGCTAATGTTGAAGTCAGTATATTACCATTCTTATCCCTTATGAGTTTTCCAGATTTTTGGTTTCCCACTAACTCTCTTATCCTTCCTACATTTCCTACACCTTTATAATTACTAGTATTAGTTGATGGGAAAGTACCTATAGGCTGATACTTCTTGTTATCTATGATTAATGTACCATTCTCATCCTCAACCACTGCTATTATAGGAATATCCAAATTAGTATAATTAGCTCCATTAGATTCCATATTAGCTTTTATTTCTTGAGCTAATATATTATCTGTTACAAAATATACTCTAGTAGCATCTTTACCAGTCTTTAACTTTCCACTTCTTATAAAAGACTCTATATTGTTCTTATCCCAATATTTAACTATTGGGCTATCTGGGTAATTCTCCCTTAACCACTGTATATCTGAAGAGTCTATTAAAGAAGACATTGAGTTATTATCAAATATGCTTCTATTGGTATCTTGAGTCTTCTGCCTTGCTCTATCAAATAGTGAAGGTTTCTTGTTTTCTGAAGCTCTCTCTTCTTCCTCCTTTTCCTTTATTTTTCTTTCCTGAGTTTGGTTTGTAATTTTAGATGCAGCCTGCCTCAGTAATGCAGATGCCTGCATAGCATCCTCATCATTTTCATCAGTTGAAGTATCTAACTGATTAGCCTTTTGTACTAAAGCTTCACTTAACTCATCTGGGTTTTCAAACTCATTCTTACTGAGGCTGTTTAGTATTTCCTCTGCTGTATTCTTTGCATTTTCTGAATAATTATCAGAAGAGTTTCTTATAACTCTTGACCCCAGTTCAGCACTTTTAGCTACATCATCATTACTGTTTTCTCTAAATTCCTCTATAGAGTTATTACTCTCCTGTCTTGAAGAAGTATCAAATGGTTCTGGTTTTTCATCTGATTTCTTATCTTCTTTACTCTCAACTGTATTATCTGTAGTTGCTGAAGTAGTATTATCAGTTGGTAAAGACTGTTCCTCTACAGTCTTCTTTGCAGACTCATTGGCTTCCTCTAATGTAGTAGCTGCTGAACCAAATATGCCAGGCATAGGATTTACAGGCTTAGCAGGGGCAGATTGTTCTGTTGTAGTACTTTGTACCTCTACTGGCTTAGAGTTATTAGCTCTTTCATCTTCATCCCTTTTATAGTTCTGTATTACATCCTTATAAGTCTGTATTGCTTCACCAATACTAGTAAATACAACTTTAGTCTCATCAGGAGAGTTAGAGTTTATATCTTCTACATACTTTTGGAATAATGAGTTACCATCACTATCTACTTCAGACAGTGAATTAACAACAGCATTCTCATCATTCAAATTAACTCCATTGTTACTTAAATACTGTAGAGATAATGCAAACATATCTGCATCATTAGCATCTATATCCCTAAAAGCATCATCATTTACTATCTGATTAAATAAACCTTCAAGAGTTTTTCTATCATTCTTATATCTCTCATAATTAGAGTTATTTGATTTGGATAGAGCATTTATTATAAGTCTTTGTTCTCTAGGAGACCCATTATCCATAAGTTTATCCATCTCCAGTGCAAAGTCCTTATAATCAGATATTTTATCTATAGATTCATACTTCTTCTTAGTAAGTACATCAGATGCAGCCTGCTTAGCTCTTTGAACATACATATTAAAGCTGTTAGGGTCTCTCAGTATCTCATTGTATTGAGTCAAGAATGACTGTTTAGCCAATTCCATTCTTCCAGCATCCTGTATCTTATTGTAGAAGTTTATATCCTTAGATGTACCTCTATCTATAAGATTACTTATAATATCTCTTTGCTCCTCTGAATAATTTGAGAGATTTTCTTTATTCATCATAATAGCTCTATCTATTGTAGGCAAAGCCATTATTCCAGATTCATTTAATACAGTAGACTCCTCTTCTACATTATCAATGCTCTTTAATGTATTAAGTACCTTATTAATAGATTTCAGCTTAGCTTTCTTCTCTTTCAGGATTTTCTTTTCAGAGTCTGTAAGGTTATCCTTCCTATTATTCAGATTATCAATATCCTTGCTAATGCTCTGTAAGGAGTTAGATAACTCTTCCTTAACTTTTTTAGCCCTACTTAATGAGCCATACCTACTTACAATATCTCTTAGTTCAGGAGACATGTTACTAACAGGCTTAGAGCTGTCAGTTATAAGAGATGCTATATTACCAAGTTCAGATTCAATCTTCTTGCCTCTACTATCCCAATCCTGCAAAGACATCTGACCAAATATAAGAGCTTGCTTTGTATCTTCATCTACATTGCCTAATGTTCTATCTATCTTATCAGACTCCTTCTGTATGGTATTAATAGTATTAAGTAGTTTATTGGCATTACTCTTTAACTGGTTAAGTACTTCTGTATCACTAACATTACTATCTTGAGTATTGATGTTGTCCCTCATAGATTTAATATAGCTATTAGCCTGTTCTGTACCTTCTTCAAGGTTAGCTACAGTAATAAGTTCATTCATAAATGAATCATAATACTGAGTTCCCCTCATCTTATCTAACATGAATACATCATTGATAGTCTTACCTAACAAGCTGTTTCTATATCCAAACTCATCATTACTTTTAGCATCACTCTCCATCTGCTTTGCCCAGTTATATGTACCTACTATACCATCAAACTTAGCTTTGTTATTAGGGTCTCTTAACCAAGTTTCTAAGGTCTTAGCATCATCATATAATTGTCTTTTTGTCTCAGCATTCTCTCTTATAGCATTAGTGATACCACTTCTCCAAGGCATTAGTCTGGTTATATGACCTAACCTGCTCTCTCCTTCTCTTCTAGACAAGTCAATTTCAGTATGGTATTTACCATCACTTCCTTTCACTCTTTTAGTATAATCTCTACCTCTAAATACAGGAGTTCCCATAGCTGAAGATATAGCACCATAAATACCTGATTTAATGGTTTCATTATCTACCATAGATTCACCCATAGATAGTAGGGCTGCTGTAAAATCTCCAGCCATATAATCACCTACTTCAGCAGAGCCATCACCATTATATTTATTTTCAATAAACTGATGAATATTATTGGCTGCACCTCCACTCATTGTAGCATTAGATACACTCTGTAAGTACTCTTCTGTAAATTCACCAAGTGGCTCTTTTGCTATATTCCAAGTTTGTTTCCAAGCTCTATACTTAGGAGTTACAGTAGTATTTGCACCTGAGCCTGTTATATCAAATTTACCTTTAGGAGTTGCCCAATTAAATAGTCTTGACTTTTGAAGAGTACCCTGTACAGTAGAAGACTGCAATCCAGCTTTTAATGTTTGGTTTATTACTCCATTAATAGCTGAGTTCACTAAGAAATTATTAACTCCTGCTTTACTAGCAGCAAACTCTGCCTGATTTAGGGCTTCTTTATACTTAGATGAATATTCATCCCAAGCTTGCTTATATAAATCATCTAAAATCTTCTTTGACTCTTTATTAGGGTTAAAAGAAGAAGTCATCCTTCCTGTTTCTCTATTCCTAGTGAGTTTTGACTTATTGTAGGCTTCCTGCATTCTTTTATTATACTCAGCCTCATACAGTTCCTTAAATCTTCTATCTACATATTTAGATTGAGCTTCTGCTATTTTTTTCTTGGAGTCCTCTAGAACTTCTAGTTTAGTATTAAGCCCTTCAATAACACCCTCAGTAGTTCCAGCAAGACCAGGGATAACAAACTTATTAGTAAAGTTTTCAGCCTTTTGAATAGAATTGAGAGTGTTTCTAGCCTGCATTAACTTCTGAGTAGTACTACCTGTCTTACCTAACATTGTAGCACCCTTCATACCTTTAAATGCCCATCCAGCCAACTTGGCCTCTCCATATCCAGCTAGCATAGATGCTACAGTAAATCCTCCTGACTGCATGGCTACAGGTATAGTATTTACATTGAATATTTGGTCAAATAAACTATCTGAACCACTTTGTTGTCCTTGAGTCTGCATTACCTCCAACTCAGATAATCCACTCTTTTTAGCTTCATCTAAGTTATTTATTGTTCCGTATTGGGTAACATCATTACCAAATCTGGTAATATCATTATCCATTACAGAATTCATAAAATTCTCAAACCCATTCAGGCCTTTTACATCCTTATAATTGCCAGCAACATAGTCATAAGCACCTTTGAGCATACCATAAGTTCCTATAAGTGCTCCTGCTGCTGATGCCCCCATTCCTGCAAAACCATTCCATGCCTTTTCAAATAAGCTTTGGTTCTTTGATGTTGTATCCTGCATTTTACCTTGCAGCCATATATTAGCACTTTCTTCTCCATAAGCATCTCTCTTGGCATTATACTCAGTAGCAATATTTTGCCAGTCATTATTTGTAAAGGGAAGATAATCAGTGTTTTTATACTTTCTATAATATGGTGATACACTCTCAGCAACAGTTCTTATATCTTTTACAGCATGGTCCCTATCATAGGCATTTTTAGCATAATCACTACTATACTCCCTCATAGCATTATCATAGGCTATTGACTTAGCCTTGAAAGCCTCTTGCTCTTGAGGAGACAGTTCATATCTTATAGGCTCTCTGACTCTAGTTGCATCTGACTTTACAGTAAATAAATCATTATTGGCACTATATCCTTTTGCACTTCTCCCAACTGCTTCAATAGAATCAGTATAGCTTTTATTATAAAAGGCATCCCTCTCTTCAGGAGACATCTGTTTAAGGGCAGAGTAATCTTCTCTGCCCTTAAACTTTGCCTTAAACATTTCATTTCTATACATTCTTTCTATTTCATCAGAAGATTTTCCTGAAAGATATGCACTATATTTCTTTTCCCAATTGGCTCTATCCTGAGCTGTCAATCCTTTTAATCCTTCTAAAGCCATATTATTAATTTATAAATCTCCAAACCCTATAGGCTCTTGAGATGTATTTGATTCACTTTGTTTTAATCTTATTTGGTAATGGTCATCTGAGAATGAGTCATGGTCTCTCCATACTTCTACATCATCAAATGTTAAGCCATACTCAGCTAACTTAGCTGCCAAATTAGTCTGCATTGAGTTACTTAGGTCAGTAAATGATATTTGTTCTTCATCTCCTGTATCAAAGCCCTTTTTCTTAGTAGTCCACTCTTCATTAGATAATCCTTCTTGGAAATCTATAGTAGCACTAGAGTTGTTCCACATCTTAAATTGTAATCCAGAGAATGGCTTCTTATCTTTATTCTGACCTTTTGAGGCACTAGTAGATTTAGGGGCAGCTATAATTTCAACCTTTCCATCAGGGTGTGTTATCCTAACTCTTCCACCTCCAATATCTTTAACTCTATCTCCATTAGGTAATTTAGCTCCTAACTGCTCATCTTCCCATCTATCCTTAGACCACTCAAACTGTTCTCTAGCTAAAGCTAATCTTTCTCTTTCTGCTGGGTCTATATATCCCCTATTAGCTTGATAACTTTCATTATATGATATTCCAGACATTATACCACTTATAGTATAGTCTATAGCTCTACTTAAATTTTCCTTTGTAACTCCTGACTGTGATACTATTCTATTTATAGCATCTTTAAGTTCAGGTATATTAGATTGGTCTAATAAGAACTTATTAGCTGCATCTGCTCCATATCCCTGTCTTATCTTCCAGTATTGACCTTGTAATGCAGGAGATACATCCATCATTCTTGATGATGCAGATATAGCAGCTTCCTTACCTTTCTTATATAAATCATCTCCACTAACTGAAGTATAACTTAACTCTGAATTGTCTAGAAGGTCATCTAATGATATTGAAGAGAAATCCCTGTCAAACATGATTGATGGATTAGCTGCTCTTAACTTTCTCTGTTCTTCTGCTAACTTGCTTCTTTGATTATATACTTTCTCTATTGGTACTATATCCTGTGAGTACCTATTCCTCATATTTAACAGTTCTTGCCTACTTGAAGCATTTAATCCTTCTCTTGCTAGTTTACTTGCCTCATCTTTGAGTTCATCTGAATATGTCTTATACATTCTATAAGCCTTAGGATCAGTCTGTTCATTAGCAAGTTTATCCCATATATTAGCTTTAGTAGCTAACTCTGAGTATTGATTTTCAAGTTCTTGATGTGCTTGTGTAGCCATTAAAGCAGGCTGAAGTAACTCTTGGTAAGAGAAAGGACTGAATTTTGACCCTACCACTAATGAATAATTTGCCATGTTACTTTCTCCTCTTTTTAATAGTTAAATACCCACCTTTACTTCTTTTCTTACTTGCCTTCTCCATTGACTCAAAACTTTCTGCAAAGTGAGCTTGGTCATCTTCTTTAGATTTATCACCTAGACCTTTATACTTGCCCATCCAATCATACAATAGAGCAGGGTTCTTTTTTATCATATTCTTAGTAAATTCCTCTTTACCAATACTTCCTAATGAGTCAAATAAGTTAGTAAGATTAGCACTCATACTAGCACTTCTTCTATTATCAATAGCATCTCTCATTGCCATAGCCTGTGCTACTCCACTTAATCTTGAACTCCTTGCCCTTAATGCAGCTTCCTGATTAGCCATTGCAGCTTTGAGTCCCATTTCTGAGTTAGTCATATTAGTACCTCTATTGAATGTCTCAACAGCTTGTCTCTGTGCTAGATTATACTCTTCAGCTTGTCTAGCCAAGTCTCCTAATCTGCCTAAAGCATTATAGTCTGCTGCAAGTAAAGCTGCATTTCTTGAAGGACTTGTAGTATTCATAATAGCCCTTCTTGTAGCACCTGCCTGTGCATTAAGTTTATTCAAATAGAAGCTTCTGTCAAAAGGTCTATATTGTAAGTAGTTGCCTATTGGAGTATATTCTACTGGAGTATAATTACCTGCTTGATTAGCTGCTTCAAGTATTGTATCTGCACTTGTATAGTCTGGTCTACTGAATAAGTTCTGTCCTAGTCCTATTGCAGCTCCTACTACAGGTGCATATCTTAGCCAAGTAGCATCAAATTCTCTTCTATCTGTATTACCCTTTCTTTTGGGTACACTAACTTTAGCAGGAGTTATACCTTCCACAGCAGGAGTTATACCTTCCACATTAGAAGGTATATCATATCCTACTTCACTAATACCTGATATTTCCATAGGAGACAGGCCACTAAATCCTGTATAAAGCCCATCAATATCTATAGGCTCTATGGTAGAAGGTATGTCATAATCCACATATTTAATCATGCTGGGCCTCTTTGCTGTAGCTGTAACCTCTGGCAGCTCTCCTGATTTCCAAGGACCAAACACCGGAGTATATGTGTAATCATCAGGTATAAGACCTCCTTCTGCATATTGTACTCCTTCAAGTCCATATTGCCCCTGTCCTCTAAGAGCCTCTTGCTCCTGCATTAACTTTATGAGACCATCTTCCAGCCCTCTCTTGCTTATTGGGTCATTGGGTCTTTCCTTAGACTCCTTTTGAATCCTTTTGGCAGCATCTGCAAATGTCAGACCTTTGCCACCTTTCAATTTATACTTCTGCTTCACTGAATCAGGTACTTTAATCCTGTTACTAAATACATAATCATTATAAATCACCTCTCCTTCTTCCACAAGATTAGGTATTCCATTATAATCAACCCCAATCTGTACTCCTTCATGTGGATTCTCTTCATGGTATCCTCCATTATTTATAACAGTGACACCATTGGTAAAATCTGCCCCATGAGTACCCATGAGGCCACCATCTCCAAATGGATTAAAAGGTATTTGTATATTAGGTTTGGTAATAGTTCTCATATTATAATCTGATAAGTCAGACAGACTGGGAGTGTGCATCTTGTCATATACAGACCTTGCCTTCTTTCTTTTAGAGGTTCTAGAGAACTCCTCTCCCCTGACATATCCTCTTTCAAATGCAGAGGAGGAAGCCTCAGGAGTATTGGATTTCTTGAAATTGTTCAGACTTCTCTTACTCAACCAATTCATCCTATCTACACTATTAAGTGTATTTTCCAAGTAGTCCATTTGGCTAGGCAGATAAGAGCTTTCAGGTATTCTGGCACCTCTCCATTGCATGATTCCATGTGCTCCCTTTCCACCACCTCTGGGATTATAGGCATAGGGATTGAACCCTGATTCCCCATATATTGAACTGTATACAGCAGCCTTTTGAGAGTTATTAAGTCCCATGTTATTTACCCTGTCTGCTATATAGGCACTGTAAGGCAAAGTAAACTCTTCATCTATCCATCCTCCATCATCATGTTTCCACTTTCTAGCATTCAAGGCAAAGGTAGCCATCTTCTTTTGTGCAGGAGTACCATGCTCCTTGAACCAAGATGCTGACTTTCCAGTCCTCTTTTTAAGGGCAGTAAACTTGCCTCTGTTCTCAGGCTTGATATGAATCTTACCTCCCTTTGCCATGTAATTGGACATAGCTCTTAAATCATTCATCTTATCGGCACTTTCTATTGCATTATCATAACTTAGCAGTGCTCTGCCTCTGGCTATCTCCTGTTCCTTCTTCAACTTATTATATAAATCTTCTGCCTTGTTACTGAACAATCCATCTTTCCCAATATCTGATTGGGAGAAGTCTGCTCCAAAGTCCTGATTAGACCATTGATTAAGTATAGAGTCATTGCTACTGCTATCAACTTTAACTGTACTCAGGGCATTATTGGAGTTTCTGACATTATTGACATTTTCCTCATTAATCTTTGAACCGAATAATGCATTGGTTATACCACCTATCAACCCAGTACCAGCAGACACAATGCCTCCTAATAAAGGGTTGACTGTGCTAATGGCAGAACCCACAGTACTTCCTACTTTATTGACTGCATTGCCTGCTCCTGAACTTAGTCCATTACTTATTAAACCATTTGCTGCATTACCAGCAGGGCCTAATAATCCAAGACCTAGTTTACCTAAGTTTTCTTTGGTAAAAAGCTTGCTAATGTCCCATATACTACCACCATCATCATATCTATTAATGATACCAGTAGTAACAGGACTATTGTGTTTCCTTATAACTTTTCTATTAACCATGTTATAATAATTTATTTGCAAAGATAAGTAAAGTATCAGAATTATACAAGAATATTATTTAAAAAGTAAAGGGAAGATAAGTTTATTACTTATCTTCCCTTCAGGCTATCTCTATCAAGTTATTCAAAGTAGTGCACCACCATATCATGCAATATGGTCTTATTTGTATTTTCAGATTCCATAGATAGCTTAAGATATAACCAAGGATTTCTCATCCTGTCTTTATTGTTTGATTTATCCCTTGGTATATTAGCCCTCCATATCCTGAATTTCTTCTTGAGACTTGAAGGTCTTCCAAGTACATGGGTAAGCTTGGATTCACCACTTTGGTATTCATTCCAAACACTGAGAGTATCATAGGTTGTATCCAATAGTTTACCTTTACTGTTCCAACTGTCTGCCCTGAACTCAAGAGTATTGAATATCTTATCCTGGGTCATATCAGGATTGGATATGACAGTAGTATAGAAAGGCTGGTAACTGTTAAAGAAGGTATTATAATCACCTTCATTGTGCAGCCATAGCTTCCCATCCTTTACCCACAATCCCCTGTCTAGTATATTGGAGAAATATGGCACATTCTCATAGCTGTAGAATGAAGAGAACTGGCCTAATGGTTCTGAAAATGCCAAGCACTCATCCTTGCTTATGAAGAATACATCCCCATTTACCTTATCATAGTATGTTACAAATCCACTAAAGTCTTTAGGATTCCATACATTTATTCCAGTTGACCTACTGTTAATCCATGAATGGAATCCAAGCCTATCAGAGATGTTATCCAACTGGTTGTTGAGTAGGAAGATACCTTTGGTAATATCATCCACAAAGTAGATTCCATTAGATGTCTCACATATAGACCACTTGTTCTGACATCCCAGTTTATCTGATATGTACCTTTTACCATTAACTTTCCCACTATTGGCAATTTCAATAGGCACTCCATCAGTTGATGATATTTGCATATTCTCATTATAGAGGATTTGACTTATTCCTGTATCTTGGAAAGAGTATAGGTTATTACCCATCCTGTTGATAGAATTAATAGGCCCTTTATCCCCATCCAACTCAAGTGTTGAGGCTAAGGTAATATTAGTCCAAGTATCTGTAATCTCTCCTGATGTCTTTGTTTTAGTGTATGTGATAAGGTTAGGATAGTATTGCCCAGATACAGTATTAGTATCAGTGACTCTATAGGTAAAGTTATTATTGGTCTGTGAGTAAACCTCATTTACCTTATTAAAGCTTTCTGATGTAGCTGCCATATTGAGGTTGCCTCTGAATGGGTCATATTTACCATCTATATTAACTTTAGTCTCACACATGAATGAAACCACCTCAGTAACCTGATTCTGGTCTTCAAGAGAAAATGGGTAAGTCTTCAAATGGTCATATCTCTGATAATAGGTATCACCTTCTGACCATCTAACTATAATGCTTCCCTTGCTATCCCTAATAGATACAGGCTCACCACAAGGGAGCCATAAATTACTCAAAATAGCATCTTCAGACTGCCCTCCAAATCTGTTTGCAATATTATCTCTATATAATTCACCAAGCCACAACCATCCATGCTGCAAGCTAAGAGGATATGCAGGGCCTTTCATAATAGGTATGGTGTCTTGTACTACACCTAGACAATCACTATCCCAAAAGAATTGCCCTATAGTGCTGCTTCTTCCATTTACATACCATGTATCTGAAATATTATTACCATCCCTTATTGTGGGAAGTATCTTTTGTTTGTTCTCCTTAGTGTAATTCAACACTACTACAGCATGTGGTGATGATTTGTATCTTATCACTACAGGGTCTACACCTGTATTGGTATCTGAATCTCTACTAGGTATTTCAATATATTTACCCCTAAATAATTTGTGTGCTGTATTTACATCTCCAGTATTTGAAAACCCTGATATTATTATAGGATACTCACTATGTGTAAGGCCAGCATTCATTGAAAGTACCTTATCTACATTACCGTAGTATATCAAAGCTCCAAGATCTGAGTTTTCAGGAGCAGGCAAGGTAAGAGCTGTAACCTCGTTTGAATTAAACACTTTTACCCCTGCTATTCCTGTACCATTATCTCCTCCATAGTTTGCTACCCATATGTTGTCATTATCATAGTAGGCTGTCTTGTATGAGTATTTATAATTTATCATCCTCTTCTTGTCCAACATAGCTGACTTATACCCATCTACAGCCCACTTAGTATTGTTAAGTGACCCATTTCTGTGCCAAGGATATACTGCAAATCCTGTAGTAATGAGATTAGGATTACTCTGTTTACGTCCAGTTAATTCATCAAACCAAAAAGCCCCCGAGATTAAAGACCTATAGCCAAAATGGGAGTCCCCCAAGTGCTTTACTGCACTTATATAGGTAAAATCATTTTCTACTGCTATATTCTCCTTATAGAATCCTACAGGGAGTTCTGACCTGTCCTTGTAATTATTCACAGGTGTAGATACATTTATATCTATATTGGAATCAAATGCAGTCAAAGGAACCACTCCTACTATTCTAAGTTTTGCTCCTGAGAAGTCATAGTTGTCTAAATTGCTATCAAACTCTATATCAGGAGAGTGTAAGGTTACAATAGATTGGTCTACATAATAATTGTTACTATTGCTAGCTACCCAGTTACTACCACCTAATTCAGTTACTCCACTTTGGTATGGCTCAGGAGGATTGACTATACACTGTATCTCAGCATTTCTATTGTTGTTGCTAGGTATAGGGGCATTATGCCTGAACTCTGCCCAAGCTCCCATATTCATAATGTCGAGTTCAGTAGTAGAGCCAGTATTATTATTTTTTACTATGGTAGTATCATTGGCCATTATGCCTCCCCTAGAGTATTTACTTACAGAGTTACTTTCTGGGGATATTAGACTTGAATAATCTCCACCCCATATACTAGGTACACTTGGGTCAGATATATACTCAAGGTACATTACTCTCTCTAGTCTCCCTCCTGTGCTAGGAGTATACTCTATATATCCATTGCTGGCATCAGGAATATCATCTCCTTCAATTCTAGTACATAGCACTGTCCAAAGTCCATCCTCACCTACAGCCAAGTTATTAACCTTATATTTTGCATCAGCATTTTGTACTGTAAAGGTATTACCAAGATTCGGGGGAGCAGTTGAAAACTTGAACTGGGGACTCTCTGCCCTAAAGTGTGTAGATTTGAAAATATCAAATGGAGCATTAGGTCTTACAAACCAAGAGGACTGTACAAAAGGAGAATTTCCATTCCTGTCACCTACATTGTATACTGTAGGACATAATATACCTTGACATATGCATTCCCTATCATTTAAAGTAGGATATACTATAACAGGTCTTACATTGACATAGCCCTCACTTATAAGCTTACTGATAATATCAGAATCATATATATCTATTTGAGCCACAGGAAGGTCTATCTTATTACCTGTAAACAAGTCAGTATCTATATGTGCTGTGTTTCTAACATCATTTATCCATATAGGGTCAGACCACACACCAGTGTGATGCTGGAACTGTATACCCAGTCTATAGGTTTCCAAATACTTGAAAGTTTTGAATGTGTAAGATGAACCTCCTAGTTGGCTCTTATAGGCATAGTATCCCTCAGGCTTAGGAGGAGTAATACTTTTCCCTAAAGTAAAAGCTATATATTGTCCCCTAAAGTGCTCCTTGATAGAATCATCAATTACTCTAACCTCTTCCTTGATATTTCCTAGAAATAAGGTATTATCTTTCTGAGCCATAGAGCTAGGTACTATACTCTTTCCCCCTACATATAATAAATCACTAGCATCTATAGAATCTCCTGATGTGCCAGTATCCACATAATTTATAGAAGAGATGTCAAGCATTCCTGTCATGTTACCTTTGACAAGAGACATATTGGCTTCCTTGTCACCAATTACAACAATTGTAAAAGTAGTGCCAGCATCCCAATATAAGTAATCTCCACCAAAATCTATACCACTGTATATGTCAGTATTGAATTCCCAATACTTTGTATCACCACTTCCTCCAGAAGGCTCATACTGGTCTAAGGTCTTATCCTTTATATTTCCTTCCCTTAGAACCATTGTCATAGCACTAGAGGGCAAAGATACATCATAGGAACTTATACTATATTCCATCCTTTGATTTAGTATAGGCAGGTCAACTACCCTCTTAGCCTCAGCAGTACCATCTATTGAGGTTTTGAGTATGGAATATATTCTAACATAATCAAAGTTCCTGTCCAGATTCTTAATACTTATGTTGAAAGAATTGCTAATTTTATCCTCAGGGCTTCCACCTTTATCATAATAGGATACATAATACAAAGGTGACATATAGAAGATATTGCTTTCCTGCCCATACTTTTTATAGTATGTAAAGACATATTGTATAACTCCGGAAGCAAAGGTCCCTCCCTGAGTACTCTTCTGTATGGTCACTTCTTCCTCAAGATTCAGGGAACTCACAAAATCAAAAGAAGTGCTATTATAGTTTTGTGTTTCAGATACTATATTTATCAGTCTAGTTTGGTTAATACCATCTATCCAATACACTTTTTGCACATCCACATTTTCATAGTAACATAGTGTCTCTATAGGATGGTATGGACTAAAATTAAGATTCCCATTACTACTGTCATATAATACCTTGCCATGGAAGGATTCTCCTTCAACAGTTATCCTATATATGTAATCCTTCTTATTATCTTGGTCAGTTGTAAACAATACCAAATAATTGCCAAGTACAGCCTGTCCTATAGGCAATCCCTTTATAGAGTCTATACCTTCTATGTTTGATACCTCTTTAGTACCCTTCTCATTTACTATGCTGAGCAGGGTATTATCATCAGTAGACATTATCCTTATATTCTTGTTCTCATAAGCATACTCAGAAGAGAATTTGCTTACAGACAAGTCCCTCTGCATACCTTTTATCTGCCATGTAGATTTCTTTATCATACTATTGCAATTTTATATACTCTTTATTGCCAAGAGAAGAGAATCCATTATCAAACTCACTTGTCCTTTGAATAAGAGTATTCCACATTCTGCTTATTGATTCCATTTCAGATTGTGATGGTATAGTAAATTCACTCTGTAATTGTCCTACTAACCAAGCATATTGTTGTTGGGTGTTATATAATACAGCAGGAGAAATCTTTCCCATATCAAACAAAGTAGTGAACTCTTCCATCTTAATATATAGCTCAAGTGTTCTTATAAACACAGGATTGTCTATGAGCAATGGAAACCCATCCTCATCTATTGGAACAGACCTATATGAGACTATTATATCTCCTGACTTGAAGGAAGTATATATTACTCTGCCTTGTGTCTTAAAGGCAAACTCTTGTGGTCTTTTATGTCCTTCATACTTATCACGGTGTTCTCTAGGCATAAAATTATCTGTCATACTCCTTAAACATATCCCAGTCTTACACTCCTTCACCTGATTTATGGATACAAGGTCACAGGGTAATATGGCCCTAAACTCTTCTATATGCAGTACACTCTCCTTATTTAAATATAACTCTGGCATTCCAAATATCCCAATAAATGTAACTAGGTGGGATACCACTTGTTCAAGTGTAAGGTTCTGCAATAGAGGATGCCTTTTCAGTCTATCCAGTATCTGTCTGATGTTAGTATATTGAATATTATTAATCATTTATACATCTTAATTAAATTTCTACAATCCTTTAGTTTAATACTTGAAGGCATCAATCTTGCCATCTTTTATCCTCTTCTTCAATTCTTTCCTTAATTCTCTATTGGGATTGAACTCATAAAAGGTTTGGTTATTATAGTTTGCCCTGCTTCTATTATAATGGATTTTAAATACCTCTTTCTCCTCCATTCTAACTAAAGTCCTATTATCATAAGATTCCTTGTCTTCATACCATAACCTTAATGTCTTATCCCAGTCTATTGGCAAGTTGGTGGCAACCTTATTATCTTTAAGGTAGATTTTGGCATCATATTTTCTCAGCTCCAGTCTTCCCATCCTATGAGGAAGACTAATATCATATCCTTTAAGCAGCTCTTCAGCCAGATAGTTGTTGACCCTTCTTATAATGCTGTAAAACTCATGCTCAGTCAATGGCCTGCCTATGCCAAACCACTTGTTTTTCCTTATATACTTATAGGCATCATATACACCCAAGGAACCTGATACCTTATGTGTTCTATGTTCATTCAAGTGGCACACTGATGTCCTAAACTCCTTCCATTTCTTATACTCTTCTTGACAATCACTCATAGGTTACTGCTTTACTGAAACATCAGATGAATCATCCTTAGCATTGTTCTTATTATCATCAGGTCTGTATTTAGCACCCAGCACCTCTCCTACTATAAGACTTACAAGGGGAGTAACAAGGCTCTCCTCAATAGGAAATTTCCTATCAAGCACATCACACTCCTTATTGTCTCCACATTCCAATTCAGAGGCTATGCTGGCATCTTCAAATATAGCAGTTACCTTTATCTTGGAGAGGTAAAGGAATTGGGGATTCATAGAGATTAAATACAAGTGGTTATCCGGAGCAAGAGAGCAATATATTATGTTCTGTAGATATTTGTCATATCCTACATATCTCATCCTATCCCTGCTTATGAAGGTTATACTATCCTGATAGAAATCAATAGGATATACTCTGGTATTACTGACACTTAATATATTAGGTACCTCTTCCTTACTCATAAGATAGGTTCTGCCACATGAATCAGAAGGAGATACTGATTTGGTCAAATCCAGACATATAGTCTGATAGTTGCTTTCAGGTATATGCTTCTTAACATCAGAATATTTTTGCTTTATAAGGAATGCCCTATACTTATCTGCCAAAAGTATAATATGATTCTCATTGAAAGTAGAGTCATCTGATATACTCTTTACCTCATCCAGACATAAATAAACTAATTCTCTGTATGTCATAACTATATATGCATGCTTATTAATAAATAAAAAACTATTGCAAATATAGATATTTATAATCAATATTGCAATAGTTTTAATTGAATCTTTTGCAGTAAGCAAATATATAACTTATATAGCAGGAGTTCTAGGTTTGTTATCTTGTGTGAATCTTATCATGCCACCCTCAGATATTCTGACAGATCCCTCTTCACCATACACAGCAGAGATTTCCTCAGTAGGAGGATATGGTATCAGGCATGAAGTACCAAATATACAATATAGGGCATTATTCATGCTATTGTAGTCCTTATCATCTATAAAGGCAGACATTGGGCCACTAGTAAGCTCTTCTATCAAGGACAAAAGCAGTAACTTATTGACATCCTTATAACACACATATCCTGTACTTGAAAGTATATTGAAGTATGTAGCTAATGCCCTTTCCAATACATTACTTAAGTTATCCATAATGAGCACTCACATTTAGTACGTGTATCATCTGTTATCACACAGTTCCTAAAGAACTTGTTCCAATACTTTATTGCTAAAGTATAGTTCCCTGTCTTTAAGGAAGTAGTAAAAACCTTCAGTTGAAGGTATTTGTCTATAAGCTGCTTGGGAATATTGCAAGTATCCTCTACCTGTCTGATGCCACCCATCAGTGACTTATAAAGGTTATGCATATTGACAGCTATTCCTAAATCATAATATCTGTCATACCCACATGGAGTATCAGGTGCCACTGTACCTTTGACAGTAATATAGACAAAGAATAAGTCCTTACCAAAATCTACTGCTGCATTGAAGTCTGTCTTGTCTAGGATTAATGTCACATGCTTGGAATTACCATCAATGTCTTTTGTATATACACTGCTTGATGATGGCCCAGAGGTCACGAAGGTATCCTGAGTATCTATGACTACTGAGTCAATATAGACATTATCATAGAAGGAGTATGCTTCTATAGAAGCATCAATTACCAACTGCCTGCATTCTCCTGAGGCTTTTAATGTAGCAAATCTTATCATATTACACAAATTAGGTAAATAAAAAAGGAGACTATAAAAGTCTCCTTATTTGTATCTCGCTTTTAGGAGATGTCTGCAATAGTAAGTCCTGTAGCAGTTTTCACTGCACCAATTATCTGATTGAGAACTTCTTTATCTGCACAAGCAATAGTTATTGTCTTTTCAGACTTTTGTACTGACTCATTGCTGCCTACATAGGCATAGTGTATATCAAGCACATTATATGTCTTGCTTGGGTCTATCAGATAAGTGGTAGGAATGTTGTTAGGCCAGCCAATGCCTCTGTAGATGTCTCCTCTTTCACCCATACAGAAGTACTCTAAGTCTGCAATAACCTTACCATTACCTATTGTACCATTGGTACCCATCTCTACAGTACCCCAAATTCTCTCATCTCCATCTGCAATTATTTCAACTGGCTGTACAGTGAAATATACTGGTGTCTGAGACATAACACCTAATCTCCAAGGCTGTTCTACCTCAGTAATTCTGATGCTGTCAATGTCAGCTACAATTGCTGAAGTACCATCATAGTATGGGTTAGTATTATCATTCTTGCCATTATCCTTAGTAGAAGGAGTTACTGTCATATAACCATTTACATCAAATCCTCCCTTGCCCTTGGCTGCAGCACTATGTACCTCAATCTTAATCAAGGGAACTACTTCCCTGCTAAAGTTCTTAGCAATAGATTGAGCAAGAGTCTTGTAGAACACATCAGCAGTCATGCCAGAATAAGCATGAACCATGCCATATTTGAAGTATTGGTCCTCATTAGACATGCCCACATACTGTTTAAATGCAATTCTTAGGATATAATCCTGACCTGCAATTGGAGCACCATCATTAATACTTGAATCCAATGCTATGGTAGCTGACTTCATCTTGTAAGCCATGCTATCAGCACTAGTTGCCTTTGCATAGAGAATGTTTTCTATATCTATAAGGTCACTTCTCATTCTGTTATCAGCTCCCTTATATTCAAAATACAGGTGTTTCTTTTCAGCATCACTTGATACTGCAATAGCACCAGCAGTATCAGACTCACTTACAGGGGGAGTCTTAAATGCAGTTGCTACATAAAATTGCCTTACCTGATTTGTACTAAATGTTGCCATTTTAATTTAATATTAAATTACACAATAGTTTATTTTGTTCTGTTTGTATCCAAACCCTTGCTTGCTATTGCAAGTCCTACTGCCCTATCAAGTATTACCCTATGCAATGCAGGATGTAAATCACACTCTGTTATCTTGCTTTCTCCATTTATGTTTAGATGGGCAGGCAGTGCTACCAATATAATTGGATTGGGTTTAGATAGGTACCTGACTAAGTACCTGCTTATATTATACTTTGATACTATCTCTGCAATCCCATTATCAATATCAAGTCTCAGGGCTCTCCTGTATCCCGGACCCCTGAATGGATTGTTATATGTATTGTAGTAATCATCCAAGGTAGTGGGTACCACAAGTACTTGGTTACAATCCTTACAGCCTAGCTTATCATCCCTCAGCTCAACTGATTCATAAACTATAAACCACAAGTCACTAGGTAACTTGAAGAATACAGACTTATCAGATATTCCAGTAATGTCTGCTATTTTTTCAGTAGTGGTATAAGTCTTTACCAAGTTGCTCAGGTATCTCCTTATTTCCTCAGTCTCTTCAAATGATTCCCTGAATGGATTCTTACCATTGTATAATTCCACTAACAGGCCTTCTTGGGCTTTTGTAAGAAAGATTGATTTCTCATACTCGTTGAACTCAATTCCACCTGAAGAGTAGCTGTTCAATAGAACATCAAATTCATTAGAAAATTCCTCAGTTGTCATTATTCACTTCTTTGTCCCAGTTCAACACTACTTTTCAAATCTCCCATATAAGCAGATTTAGCTAACTCTACTGCCCTTTGAAGAATTTCAGAATGTAGTTCACTATTCAAGACACATGGAGATTGCTCTGATTCACCATCTACTGATACACCAACCAAGTCCTCCAATACTATTGGTTTAGGCTTGATTAGGTATGTGATAAAGTAAATGGCCTTGGTATCCTCTGGACTTTCACCTCCAGATTCTCCTAGGAATTGCTCATCTGCATCATGCAATATAAACCTGAACCCATTGTACTTTGTGGGAATTACAGTCTGGTCTTTAGACCCTTTAGGGTCTCCAAAAGTCTCTATAACTCTCCACACTTGCCTCTTTAAAGGTCTTCCATAGGGCTTGCTCAGGTTATTAAGCAAACTATCTAATTTTATAGGCACTACCTGATAATACTTATCTACATTATTATCTGTATCCTTAATGATTATCCTTTCTGATACCACTAACAGTATTTTGTCAATAAAGCTAGGGGCATTGAATAATACAGCTTCAGGAGCACTGCCATAGATATTTCCGGGGATTGTGACCTCCCCCAAAATATCAGTTCCCCTCTTGGAATCCACCTTTATCAAGGGACAGGCTTCTTGCACTAGAAGAGTAGAGAAATCTATTTGTCTTTTGGCAGAATCATCAAACCCTTGCTGGTACTTGTTACCTCCTTGGGTAGAAGTAAAGTAGTTCTTTACTATCTCATTCTGAGCTTTTGTGAGAAACACAGACTTTTCATACTCATTAAGGCCCGGAGCTTGGTTACTGGATATATTATTGTAGAGAACATCAAATTCATCTGAAAACTCCTGTAGTGTCATAATCTTATATTCTTCTTTATTTTAACTTGGCCTCCAAGGAAAACTTGACTTCCTGATGTTTTGGAGAGTTCAGGTACTTGGCTGCTGTATTCAATGTAGGTTCCTCATTAGCCTCACATAGTGGAGTATTGTCACTTCTCAAGTATAGGAAACCTCCTCTATTTGAAATCAATCCTGCCTCTATAGCTCTCTTGATAAGAACCTTTGTAGAAAGCATTGGGTCAGTAATAACCTTCAAGAATATCTTGCTATCAGCCTGTATTAAGCTATTAACCTTAGTCTGCAAGAACTCAAGTTTAGCAGTCTGTGATGTAGGTCTACCATCAATAGTCTCAACAATAACTCTTAATGTATCAATATCATCCTCAATCTTACCAAACTCTTTATAGCACATCATTGTAGTGCTCATATTATTCTTAGCAACCTTAGTCTCTTCACCCTCAGAAATGATAACAAACTGGTAAGTAGCCTTAGGAGTATCTTGCAATGCTCGCAATGAAGGAGCAATATAATCCTTGTTGGCTAATAGTATCTTATATCTGATATAATCCTCTGGGTCAGATAGATTGAAGTAGTTATCCTGCTTTGTCAATCTTACCTTATTGATACCATTCTCATTGGAATCATCCCAGAAGTTATCTACCTTCTTATAGATACTTAGTGCATTATATTCAAGACCCATTATTTCCTCAAGAAATGCCTTTTCCTTGTCTGTAAGGACATTAACAAACATACCTGAAGATAATCTTGGTACTACAAATGTTCTAACTGCACCCTCTGCCATACCTCCTGACAATACATGCTTAGGGTTATTACCCCACATACCTGTCAGCTTAGGTACATGTCTTACAATAATTCTCTCATTTCTCAGACAACTAACTAAGGCATCATCAGATACCTCTACTTTCTTTTGTGTCTTCTTAGGGCTTTTTACAGTAGCCTCTTCTTTTGGTACTTCCTGAAGTGGAGTCTCTGTATTGTCTATATCAAAGTCAGGTACAGTATAATCCACCTTCTCTTCCATTTTCTTTTCTGCCATATCTTCTCCTTAACTTTTTGAAATAAAATACGGGGAGGGAAGATTATCTTTCCTCCCCTTTTATCATTAGCCCTGTAGAATTGCAGGGATTAGTGACATAGTTCTTGTTGGGTCAAGAACACAGATACCAAGAGTAGCCATTCTGTGAATTACAGCAGAATCCTCATCAAATGACATGTAAGGATTACCCTTTTGACCTGTGAATGGGTTTCTTAGACCCCATTGATAACCTCTGTACTCATTGTCACCCTTAATCTTACACTTAAAGATATTAGGTTGGTCCATAGTACCAATGTACATAATATCATATCTGTAAGAGAATGCAACACCTCCATTTGGATGGAGTATCTTGTTTCTTACTGGGTCATCATAGAATGGGTCTACATCAATCTTAACTCTAACACCATTAGGAGCCTTATACTCAACAAATTGGAAACCAGCACTCAATGAGTTTTGGTGCAACTTAGATTGAGTCTTTTGAATAACACCAATAGAGTTGTTGTCAAGAACAAATTGTGTCCAACCTGATACTGTCTTTAGTACTTCCTTGTGGAATTGGATAGCACCTCTCTCACCAGTCTTAATCAAGAAGTATCTGTCTCCAAAGTCTAACTTAGAAGCAGAAAGCTCATATAGAGCATCTTCAAGAAGCTTCAAGCTGAATGTGTTGTAATACATAGTATTAGCAACTTCCATCTGCTCAAACAGAGCAGCACCTGTCTTAATAACATTACCAGACTTACCAAAGTTCATGTACTCACCATTGGCATTTCTGTTGCTTCTACCAAATGCAAGTGCATTGTTCTTGTACTCAGAGAACTGCTGTTCTACTTCCCAATCTACATTGTGCATCCACATTGTAGCAACTGACTTAGTATATCTACCCCCAGTTTCCTTAACAATAGGAATACCTACAGCCAGCTTCTTGTTCAACATAGAACCTGGGACCTTGTGTTGGATTCTTACTACAGACCACTCATTTCTCATAGAAACAGGGCTTGTAAATCTTACATCACCAACCTTTCTTGAAAGTTCCTTCTCAACAAATGCAGCTTCAACTGAGAATCTCTCACCTGCAAGCAATCTTTCAGCAGGAACACCTGCTGTGTTACCACCAGCAAGCTCTACCTTATACACTGCATTAGTACCCTCCATTCTTGGGTCTCCAAGTATTCTGAACTGATAGATTTCATTCAGATTACCTACAATGTATTCACCATCAGCAAACCAATCCTCAGGGAATACCAAATAGAAGGGAGAAGTACCCTCTCCAATCATACCACTGGCATCCGTAACAACAGTACCATTTTCATCTCTTGCCTCTACAAGAGGAATGTTTCTCCTTGAAGAACCAATAACATCCCAGTAGTATTCATTATCATCCTCAAACTCTCTTGTTGGGAATTGATTTAGGAATGTGTCAAGTGTCTTTCCTCTGTAATAAGCCAGCAGTTGTACCATTAGGTTTGTAGCCTTCTGTGGAGCTAACTGAAAGATAGAACCAAGGTGGTTTTCCTTAGTAAGACCCTTCCAGTGTTGGAAGCCTACCATTTGAAACTTACCTAATTTTCCAGCCATCGTCAAAAAATATTAAAAATTATAAATTATTTTTATAAAACCATTAGTAATTTTATTTCTCCATAAGTAAATACCAGACTTAAACATAGCTTAGACATCAAGATTCCACCCTTTTCCTATGAAAGATTCAGGGTCCTCATCAACTCCACTGACAAACTTTAGATTACCATCTGAGGTTCTTGCTGTGTTGTTGAGAGTATGTTCCAGCTCTCTAAGACCTTTCTTTACTTCTTTCTTTACTTTACCTTTCACCAAACCATCAAGGTTCTTAAAGCCATCAGTTAGTGTGAAAAGTAACCCAATGTTCTTTAGGAAGTCTGTTCTGTTCTCCATCTCATATTTTTGGATAGCAGTAAAGTACTCTCCTGTCTCTGGGTCTTTATACACAGGCTTAGCTATGTTATCATAAATCTTCTGTCTTGTTGATTTATCTATTGATAAATCCCCAAACACATCCTTGTCATTAAGGATTGATAATTTAAGCTTTTCAGCCTGTTTCTTTCTTTCTTTCTCTTCCTGTTCTGCTTCTGACTTAGCCTCATTGACAAGCTCATCATACTTATCTTTGAAGAAGTCAATATTACTTTTCAAAGCCTCTTTTGCATCATCAATATCAGTACCAGCATTGAAAGACTTTTGCACTTCTCTTGCAGCTCTTTCCTTACTATAACCTCTATTGATAAAGTCTTGATAAATCAGGTCTTTTCTAAGTTTTTCTCCCTTATCACCTTCATCAGAGATATTCTCTTCCTTAATAGAATCAAGGAAGTTTATAGTATTCTCATACTTTCTAATCTCTGTAGGTTCAACTCCAGCATTCAAGGCTTCATCAATTCTTCTCTGTCTTTCATCAAGACCTGCCTTTATCTGTTGGTCAATTAAATCTCTAAAGTCTTCAGGGTCTTTAACCTTAGATAAGCCCTCATCATCAAGGGCTGGGAAGATACCTTCCTCTTTCAAGGCTTTGGCAATGGAAGAGTAGAAGTTTTTGGGAGAAGTGCCATCCCCTTTAGGAGTGGTATCTTCCTTTTCCTCTGTATTTTCTTTTCCACTACCTACGCTCTCTGGTGTATCAGTAAATAAGTTATCTACATCAATAACCTCAGTAGTTTCTTCTTTATCCTTATTTGGCTCCTCCTCTTTCTTAGGAGGCTCCCCATTTGCAGGTGGGGTATCCTGTGTATCCTCATCTTCTACAAACAGATTCTCAATCTCCTCTGCTCCTAAGATGTTATCTAAGCTAAGTTCTTCTTCCATACTCTTCTACCTTTTTGTTCTTAAAACAGTGCAAAGGTAAGTAAAGTTTTACATATCTGCAAGATAATAAATAAAACACTTATTAGTAGCATATAAAAATACTTGCAATATGGACAAAAAGAAAGGGTAAGATTACCTCTTACCCTTATCTTATTAGTATTCTCCAAGATATTCTACTACCTTATGCTTCCAACTTCATCATTGATTTTTAATAAATTAGACTTCGAGTGATTCAGGCTTATCTTACATCTTGTATCTTTTGGCATCTTCCTACCTAATGCTTTATTTCTTATTTTCTCTCTTCTCTCTGGAAATTCAGAATAACCTCTTTTAAGTGACTCACTCATTTTTGCAAGACTCTTAGTGGAAAGTTCCCCTCTTGAGCCTCCCTCTTTCAAATTATATCCCAACTCATCAAGAGTTTTCTTGTTCCATGATAATTCTTTGAAACCTGCCTCATGTTCACCTCTAGGCAATTTGAATTACCTGCATCAATATCATCTACTATTTATCTTCTGTAGGGTCTTCATTGGGGATAAAATATATCCTGTTAGGTCTACCTGTCTCTGGTAAAGTAGGCAGTATTGATGCATTAGGAAGATGCTTTAATGTACCTATAATTGCTGTTGCCATATCTTAATATCCATATTGAAGAACTCCTGAAGGAGCATTTATGAAACTATTCTTGCATCCATAATCATTTACCTCTATTGTTCTTACCTTTTCCTTTGCAACCACACTTCTTTGCCATATCATAGAATTTTTATGGTTATTTTCTCACCTCTATTCTTGCCCTCTTGAAGTAGCTTATATAGCTTCCTGAATGTATCCTGACTATTCAGAACCTTACCAACTTCAGAGTTTACACCTACCAAGAGACATCCTGAAGTATCCTTATCTGTATTACCTGCATGTATAAGGATACCATCAAACCCCTTTACATTAAGAAGTCTGGGTAATTTGCCATTGCATGTTTCTTTGTAGAAAGATTTAGGCCCAAACTTAGGGCTATATACATCTAAAGTTACATCATAAGTTCCACTAGGGATTGCTGTAATGCCTGATTTCTTTAAGGATTTGATTTTAGTGACACTCATGCTGTCATCTAATCCTCTATCAGTGTCTTCAAGTACATTACAGAACCACTTCCCATCTACAAGGAGGTTACTTATTGTGTAACTCTGTTTCTTCCATCTCCTGTCTACTATCAGTTCCATCTTGCTCATTAAAAAAATTCAAGTTTCTTTTTCTCAACTGACAAGTAAGGTCAGTACAGATGGAGTTCATGAGACTGAACATCTGCTTCCTTAAATCCTCTATCTCCTGTTCCAGCTCTGCATTTCTTTTAAGAACCTCATCAAGCCTGTTCTTGTTGTCATCAGACAACTTCTTATAAAACTCCAAAGACTGCTGCATGTTCTCTATGAGGTTATTATCTACCTCACTATTATACTTTCTTCTTGCAAAGAGCCAAGAAGTCCAACCACTGATTACTGTGGTTATTATCCCTACTCCTCCAGTAATTAATATACCTAGGTCAATCATGTCATTTAATTACTTCAATAAATTTTTGCTGCTTATTATTCACATAAGGACTATTTTCCACAATAGTAACTTCCACTACTCTATGTTTCTTTTGAAACCATCTAAACAGAAAAAATTTCTTAGGAGGATTTACAGTCTCTTTCTTGCTATGTGTAACTATGTATTTCTCACTTATAAATTTAGGATGCACTGTAATGACATTAGGGAATTTCATTCCCAGCTTCAACTGATACCATTTATCCCCAATCAGAGTATCAACATGAAATGTTGTTTCACTGAATATGGTATCTTGGAAAGTAACAGTATCTATCCTTTCTGATGTAGATAACAGATATTGTAAGTATTGCAAATCCTTATCCTTTATCTTCAACTCCTTTCTAATCCTGTCCATTTCAACAGTAATGGAATCACTGTAATACTCAAGCTGCTCAGCAGTTAGCTTATACACTCTATTTTCCTTCTTCAGAGAACTGTTCTCCAAGGAGTATGCCTTATTGTTATTCACTGCAACAGCCAACTCATCAGACATTTTCTTATACCCATTGCAGTAATATATGGAACAGGATATGGAAGCCAGCATAATCATTGATATAATACTTACTAATATCTTTCTCATAGCTATGTAGTTGGAGTAAATAATCTTAATTTGTTGTAAATTATAGTACCCTTGAAGTTGTATAATTGCCGATTAGAATTGACATTAGTGGGAGGTGCATCCATGTTTGAACCTACTGAATAATCCCCATTAGATTTTCCATCATCCATCAATGGAAGCATAGCACACCACACAGAATTAACAGCATTACCATTAGAATCACCTACTGCTTGTGTCTTTGTGTAATTTGCACCATTAAATGAGTTACTGTAAGCAGAAGTATTTCTCATAATAGCATTAGTCAGCCTATATATGTTGTTACCTGACATAAGATTGGTAATGTTCCTATTATTATACTGAACCATGGTATTTCGGTCATTATACAATACTATGTATAACTTAGCTAGTGAGGTGCCTGCAACAACATATATTTTCATGCCTGAGAATAGCATATACTGTATACCATAATTGTCATCTCTACCACCACTAGTAGGAGTATATACACTTGAAGAAATCTGACCACCATCAACAGGTACTGCACATAAGACTGCCTTAGTCTGTGATAATTGGTCAGAGTCACTAAGATATGTAAATCCTTGAGGAGTGCCACTTTCAAATCCAAAAGAAACCCTCACCTCAGGAATTCTTATTTCATATTTAGTTGTTACTGTAGCAGGCTTTATATGCATTTCACTCACAAAGTCTTTTACTTTATACCCTTGTAGGGAGTTGGTATCAAATATACTAGAATGGCCTGCAAGCCAAGAGGCTGTACAAAATTGTTTTGTAGCAGAAGGTAGGGAACCTCCTACCTTCTTTACTGCCTCTATTTGTGTCATGAATTCTCTTCCCATACTCTTCTCATAGAATTTATCGTATCCTCAAGATATTCTATCCTGCTCTCCAGTTGCTTGTTCCTCATTACAACCTCCTGTAATGCCTTGATTGCCAGCACACCAAATCTATCATATTCTACCCACTTGGTATTATATTTATCAGCCCTGCTGTGGACCATAGTAGCATATACACCACCCAGTGACAGAAGCTGGTCAGCTTTCACACCAAAAGTGCATCTTATACCATCTTCATCAGGGTGTTCCCATATATACTTTATGACATTTAATGACATCAGATTGTCCAGCACATCAGGCATACATGTGACTTCCCTTTTGAATCTCATATCAGAGCCTGAATTACCAGCACCTGACTTAAAGTCCTGATATACTGTCCATTTATTACTCTTATTAACCAGAGCTAAGTCATCTTCCACAATTGTTGAAACCTCCAACATGCCCATCTCTCCAAATCTAGCAAGAGAGCCTAGGTTAGCAGCATCCTTATTTTCGTAGGCTAGCTCTGCCAATGCAGACTTCATACTGACTAGCCCATTCTTTGAGGTACTTACTACACTATAAGTAGTATCCCTCCAAGGAACATACACTGAAAGTACCTTATTGCCATCTGTTCCTGCACTGCCTGATGGATAAGCAAGCTGAACAGGATATATTCTGTTCTGTAAACCAAAAGCAGTAGCAGCAACAGTAGATATTGTGTTAATCTCAGTGCTGGATACCTTTACACCACCTAGTGTAGTAGGTGTTGCCTTCCCTAGGGAGAAAACTGTTCCTGATAAACTAAGTCCAGCTCCTGCTGAGTAAGTTGTGTTACTGTCAGTCCAAGGGACATTGACATACATCTGATTTGAGGAATTAAGCTCAACAGGATAATTCTTGCCACTCTCAGGATACCCAATCCTGACCAATCCTAGTGTAGTTGAGGTAGCTACTCCATATTTAACTGGTGCTATTGCTGTTGGAGCATATATGTCAGTATTGACACCATTAATATTGATGGTGCCTATCTTTGTACCTGAAGACAAAGACCTGCTGAATGACACAGCATCTGCACCTACTTGGATTCCATTAAGCTTGGACTTATCACTAGAACTCATAAGTCCATTGGCATCAGTAGTAGCAACATTATATGTTGTATTTGTATCTGTCCATGGTACATTAACATAAGCCTTACCAGAACTATCCAACTCTACAGCATAATTCTTGCCATTATCAGAGTACCCTATCTTTATACCTCCTAATGCTGAACTAGAAGCTTGAGGTATAGAAGTTATACCTCCTGCACCAATCTCAGTCCAAGAAGACCAAGAAGATGACTCATAAGCTCTAGTATATATCTTGTTTTTTGAATAAAGTACCTGTATGGTCGAAGAGTCATTATTCTCCAAGAGCACATGTAATGCAAACTGTGATACTCCAGAAGGTTTATTACTTATACTATTGCCCTTATTGGCATAATAAACACCTAAATATTGAGTTCCCCTATATGTATTCAGGTCTCCTGAGGAGATTAACTTAGGAGAAGTTACACTTGCATTCCAATCATATATGTTCCCATTAAATATGATGACATTATCATCATCTATAGGGAAATACAACACATTAGAGTAACTGCCAGCAGAGCTACTTATTGCAGTAGCTCTGTCGGTAGATACATTTACTTTAAACTCTTTACCTTTTGCACTCATAACTTTTTTTACTCTATGATGATGTCTTTACCAAGAGAGCCCTCATCTATAGTGGCAGAAACCCAATTAGTTCCATTGTGGTTAGCTAGTATGGCTACCATGGTAGAAGGACCTAGCACTGCATACATTCTAACTCTATTAGCAGTAGTATCATTGAATGCTGAGAATGCTACTGTATTCAACCTACTGGAGCCATCTTTATATATTCCATGTATTATCTTACCTGCATTAAGGGCAGCCTTAAAGCTACTATAGGGGCCTAGAATAGCATCTACTTCTCCTTGAGTAGATAGTGTGCTACTTACAAATGTTTTGAGAAGCTGATAGGTCTCCTCACCATCTTTTAACTCCGTTATCATAGTAGCAAGGGCAAGTCCTTGTTTAGCAGAGAGAGGCCTTTTTGAATCTGAAGTTGATAGGTTATCAACTATATCACTCTTAGGCACATAAGCACTCAAATTAACAGTACCTCCCAACGGGTCCCAATTTCCTTCATCATGGTCAGATGTGCTAGTTGCTGTAATACATACAACATTGGTACTTGAAGGATATGGCTTACCACCTAAAGTAAAGGCATTAGTCACATTCCAAACATCACCAACCTTTGCATCAGTAAGGGCTAGTACATCAGATAAGTTAGTCTTAGTACCCTTCACTCTATACACACTACCCAAACCTGAGATTCTGTCATTAAGAGCCTTACCTTGAGCTGCTGAAAGAGCATCACTAGTACTAGTTGAAGTTAAGGTATTGTTTACAGCAGGTACAAGCCTACTACCCTGAACAACAGTTATATTTGTATAATTACTGCCACTTATAGTAACTGATATATTCTTACTGTATAATTTAAAACCTGCGAATCTAATACCTGTAAATGATACCTTTGTAGTACTTACCTCCTGCAAAGTAATTACCCAATCCTCACTACTACTGTCAACCAGATTTGCACCATAAGTAAGCTTATTAACAAGAGTGGCACCATCTATGCTCCCCATGTAGCCTTTTATAGTGGCATTATCTGTTGAATTTGAAGTAACTGAGAAGTTGATATTTATCTTGTTCCCATTAAGCTTGTCATTCAACACTTTACCCTGTGCTGCTGATAAGGCTTTTGAAGCATCAGTAGTGGTAAGGTTATTCACTACATCACTCTTAGCCAACTTCTCATCCTGCAATTTCTTACCCATTGCGGCTGAAAGGGGTGCTGTAGTAGAAGTACTGGTTAGGCTATTTACAACATCAGCTTTCCTTAACAAGGAACTATTTTCTACTGCTTCTACTACGTACTTTGCAGAAGTAGATATATTGATTAAAATATGTTTAGTATTGTAGTAATTATCAGTTATATATAAATGTATATGTGTAGGTTCTTTCCCTTCATAACCTAATGCCACAATACCCTGATAACAATCTGTAGATTCATTAAGTCTAAAAACCCCTATAACGCCTGTATCTACAAAGCTTTTTATATTACTACCATCTAATCCATTTAAAGCACTTACTATATCCTGATGAGAGGAACTAGTACTTAGAGAATAGATGCTATCTTTAAAAAGATGCACCCCATACTTCTTTCCATTAAACCAAACACTGTTTTCATCAGTACTGAAAGACATTAAATTAGGTGTAGTACTTTGTGCACTCTTACCTTGCGCAGAAGTCTTTGTTACTGCTACTCTTAGTTTTTGTCCATTTGCTGCCCGTGCTTCTACGTCACTTGTTGGCATAATTGAATCAACAATCTTCATTTTTTTCTTTTCTTTTTTTTTTACTCAATAATAGTACCTGCTGCTTCACTCAATAGGTCTTTCAACAGGATTATTTTATTCTCACCACCTGAGACAATGGCTATCTTATCATCTTCAGATACTTCTTCTGTTACCTTAAACTCTGTATCCTTGACTCCCAACTGAGCCAATTTGTCTCTAATTTCTTCTATTTGATTCTTAGTGAACATGTTAATCTATAATTACTTTAGAATCTTGGCCTAATACAGGTTGCCACTCTCCATTGACAAAGTATAGCAACTTGCCATCCCTTAACCATAGATTCTCTATAAGAGGCTCTCTATTATGGGAAGCAACAACCTGTTTCTTTTTCATTGTTTCCATGCTACACCTCAATATAATCTACAAGGTACTGACCTGAGGATTGCTTCTTAATTGTAGTAAAGCACCCTCCATTAGCAGTGCCATCCGCACTATAACTACTATAGTGACAGTAGCACAATCTAGACGGTACTAAGTCAGGAGAGGAATTAGGGGCAATACCCTGTATTGGATACAAAGCATCATTACCAAAACCAGCACATTCACCACTCATGTAAATCACTTCTCCAGCATTCAACCTTCTACATATTTCAGGAGTGAAACCTGCTTCAACCAACTGCTCTTGTGTAACATTAGGACTACTGGATACCAACTCCATTAGTTTTGTACCTGTAGGTGTAAGCACTGCAACATTAGACTTGTCCCCTAGTCTTATTATCTTGTCATTGAGAATTTTACCTTGTCTAGCAGATAAGGCATCACTCTTGGATGCTGAGGTTAGAGAATTGATGATATTATCCCTATATAAGACAATTCTAGAACTAGTTAACCTAATTATATCTAGCATGAATGAATACTCATACCTCGTTTGGGAACCCTCAATTATTACCGTATAATAATTCTCCGAATTATACATAACCTTAGCTGTGTAAGCTGTTACATTTCCAGCGTAGATATTGGCAATAATTCTCTTATTGTCTGAGACAGCTCTTGTAAACTCATTCCAATTCCCTACAATAGATTCTACGTCTGTTGTAGACCATCCTTCTGTTGTTTGAAGGTTACCTGGTAGAACATATACATCGGAAGAGACATTACCAGCAATGGCTTTCCAGCCATTACTAGTATAGTACTTCAACTCTCCATTATTAATCCAGAGGTCACTTGCACTTGGAGCTTTTATATCTTGTATAATATCTCTAAATCTTTTCATTGCTTATTATTGTTATTAGAAGTTGCTTTCTGCTTATTTATTTGTTTTTCCTTGAGCCTTGCATCAGTTTCAGCCTTCTCCTTATCATGCTCCAGCCTTTCCTTATCAAGCTTAAGTCTTAAATCAAATTCCCTTATCTGCTCCATTAGCTTGTCTTTAGCCTCTTGTGAATATTCAGGTTCTATTATACCATCATCTTCACTATTCTTGCTATAAGCTTGCATTTGTGCAATAATAATCTTTGTCTCATTATCTCTTTGGTTAAGAGCATCTTCCTGTTGCATCTTAGCCTGTTCCATCTGAGCCTTCTGTTCTATCTCTTGTTGCTGTACCTGCAATTGCTGTTGTTGAGCTTGAGCCTGTCTTTCTTGAATACTTCTTTCATCCTTTTCAACAAGTCTCTGCTTTTCAGCAAGTGAAGATGAACTGAATAACTTCATAATAGTTGAGAATGATAGAGTCTGGTTCTGCAATGCTGCCTGAGCTAAAGTATCAAGTTTTGAGTTTAATTCTTGAACACCATTGCTATTATCCACTACAAGACCATAATCAGCTTCTGCAAATTCATCACCATCTATCTCCATAACTCTTATTGAATTATCAGACAAGATATATTGGAACTTCTTGCTTCTGCCTCTTAATGCTATCTTAGCTGTTTCAAGCAAACACTCTAATGCCCTCTTCTTGACATCCTCATGTACTACAAATAGCCACTCTGTAATATGAGAAGACTGCATCATGCTTCTCTCTACTCCACCTACTGTCTCTCTATTACTTACCTGACCTTCTCTTTGCCTGGTAATGCCAGCAACTTCTGCCATTTCCATCTTGATAAACTCAAGAAAATTAATGTATTGCTGTATCTGATTACCATCAGAAGCTGTAATTACCCCAGTAGAAGCATTGTTTAATGCACCTGCAAGTTTACCTATAGCTACACCCATATTACCTTCATTGAAGCTATCTTCTACTGCAAGACCCATAGTCTTTGCATAGTATAACCATTTCTCTACATCCCATCCCTTAGGTTTCTTGGCAAAATCTAATCTCACCAATGAACCCCAGTTTCTTGCTATCAGCTTATTTAATCTATCATGTATTGCATCATACAAGTAGTTATATGGCTTCATCATATCCACCAAGCTGAATGGTCTGTTGTCATTAAGGTTATAAATAGAACCTACAATTCCAAAGTGACATCTTGAAGGGTTACTCAGTCTGTTGTACTGAACTACTCTTGGTCTCATATTGACATAAATGTCTGTGCCAATCTTAGTTCCTTCCCATGCTTCATTGATGTAGAATATCTGCTCTTCTTCTCCAGCATCCTTATCTATTACATAAGTCTCTGGGTAGAAGTTAAATACTTCTTCACCTGTTTGAGGGTCATAACTTCTTACCTTCTTAATCTTTCTTCTTGACTTCCAATATACTCTAAGTACTCTCAAGTTTCCTGCAACATCATAAGGAAGAAGTGAGTTATTAACCCCATCATATCCTCCTAATGGGTCCCAAAAGAATCCCTCTGTACTTATTTCATCCTCTATCATGTGATTATTGACAAAGCCATATCTCTCATCAATATTATCCATAGAGTCTGTAGCAGCTTGACCTACATGGTCAGGCATTTTCTCTATATACTCCATGTCTTTCTTTGTCAATACATCATAGTAGGTATCAATAACCTTGCCTGGACTCCAATAATCTTCGAGGATTATCATATCTGCATCCTCAATCTTATTGCTATATCCTGACTTAAAGATTCTTACTTTGAGTGGATTTAGTCTTTCAATAGTAGGCTCACCTCCTACAATATCACATTGATAAATCTCTTCACCAACTGCCATTGCATCCATGAATCCTTGATTGAACATTAAAGGAATATTCAACTCCTTTACATAGTGGTTAAGAAGGGCATTAGCCCTAATTTCCCTCATGTCCTGCCACTCATAGGTGTAGTAATCATTTATCTTTTCAAGCTCTTGGTTAGCCTCCTCTTCTGATTGAGAAGTATTAGATACCCATTCCTGTAGTTTCTGTAGTAATTCTTGCTTCTTGTTATTCTCTATCTCTGTAATAGCATTAGGGTTAGTAACTACTACTTTGAAGTCAAAAACTCTCTTACTTTCCTCACCTCTAAGCACATTCAACTTACTATTCATAATAGGATAGTGTTGGATTCTATCAGGTATGAAACCTGCCTGTAGCTTCTCAGGATTCAGTATCATCTCAAGGTCACTCATATGTAGTTTACCATTGAGTAAGTCATAGTTAATTTTCTTATGTATTACAGATTTTCTAACTAAGCTATAATTGAAGAAGGTCTTACTATCTGCCCAATCCAAGTGCTTCTTCCTCCAAGCTTTATTTTTCTTACTGAAGGGAAGTTGCTGTGGGGGCAAATTTATCATTTCATATCCCATTATACTTCAATTTAATTACTGTGCAAAGGTAAGTAAAATCCTTGACCTATGCAAGTATATAAGTAATTTATTAACTATCAGTCTCCATTTTTACTAAATTTACTGCCTAAACCTAAAGTCATAGTTCCTCTTGAAGAATGGGTCATTACCATCATAGCTATCATTAGCCCTCTCCTGCTTTTCCTTACTAACATCTCCTTGGTATCTTATCATTCTATCTTCCCTTAGAAGCATCAACATACCCATAGCAGATATTCTATCGAAGTTACCCTCAGAGTTGTAATTAATAAGCTCTTTCAGCAGTGCTCTGTTCCTCACAGTAAATAGTCTTGGAACCATTACCTCTTTCTCTTCTCCATCAATAGTTTGCATAATAGGAACTGGAGCTAATAGCCAGCTTCTCAATCTACTCCTTGCATAAGCATTAATGGCAGGAGAGGCATTAGTACCTTTTGACTTGTTACCATAGCCATCTTTCATCATCTGCTTTTCCTTTAAGAAATCAAGAACATCTGTAAGAAGATAGAGACTATTTCTTGTTGAGAAGTGAGAGAATAGACCTTTTTTATTGTACTCATAGTTCAGCCTGCCATTGTAGAATAGACAAAGCTTTCTACAAATCTCATAGTAATCATCAGCAAAAGGAGGTCTTCCAGTGTATTCAGCTACTATCCTATCTGTCCATAAATCCAGTACAAATATAGAACCTAAAGACATAGTATTTGATTCATCATCATCATAAGGGTCAGCACCTAATATATACCTATCATTGTATGGCTTACCTGTATTCCTATCAATCTCAGGTAACTGATATATTTCAATAGCACCCTCTATCTTATTATCCTTATGTGGGAAATCCCTAATAGGTGTAGCAGAGGTAGGTTTATACTCCACCTGACCACCTTTATTGAATACCAAATCACCTACATATACATCATCATATTCTGTAGGATTAGCATCCAATTGACCTATTCTTTCAGTCAAGTCAGCTACAGGAAACATATTTATACCTGTCTTAACAATAGCTTCAGCAGGAGTAATAGGAACCTCAGCAATAGTCTTAATAATAGTGTTAGGGTCAGTAGAATTATACTTTACCCTATACCTATTCATAAGAATTTCAATCAGAGCCTTAATTACATCAGATACACCATTCTCATTATAACATCCCTTTCTATTCACATAGCCAGGAAAGAAGAATACAAAGTAAGGTTTACCTTGGTTGTACTTATCAAATACATTAGGTAAAGCATACATATTATAACCTTTAGGGTTATACATGATTTCCTGAGCACCAGCAAAGTCTGATTCATTATCACCAGCAGTACCTAACATATAGATTTGTCCAAAGACAATATCACCTTCCTGTACTGAAGGTAAAAGCACATTATACAAATCAACTAATCTTGGGAATGTACCAAACTCTTCAATAAGAATCTTAGCAGCTCTCTTACCTCTCAACTTGGACTCATCATCCTTAGATGATACTCCAAGTACTGTATTCTGAGTACCTCTTTCAATATCCAACTCTACATCCTTATACCCCATTATCCATGTCATTTCCTGTAAAGAGTTCTTTAATCTCTTTCTTGGAAACTGGGTATTGGTTGCACAGAAGTTAGCCATATCTACAAACTTATTAAGGACACCATCCTTAGTAAGATACTCCCTCTGATAGGCAGTTACTATACCCTTTACCTTTTCATGTGCTTCCTCATTCTCACCTACCACAAAGATATGGTTAAGTATAGATGCAAGACTATATGACTTACCTTTACCTCTGGAAGCAAGTTCAGCCATGTGCTGACCTCCCTCAAAGTTATTGTATAAACCACCATTTGATGCTTGGTCTAAGCAATGGAATCTCCAATAGATACCTTCCCAACATTCAGGTAATGCCTCTACTCTATCAGCCCTCTTGGACTTTTTCTTCTTACCATCCTTATCCTTATACTCTCTAATCTTAGAGAGCATCATAGGAGAATAATTAAGGAACCAATACATATATCCTGTAACCCATTCTCCATCACTTTCCCTTACATAACCATCCCAGATTCTTCTTCTTTCCTCTCTTACCCACTTACCATATTCACTATTAGGATTGGCATTAGGTCTAAGGCTAGTAAATGTACCATACTTCTCATAATGTATAGCAGATGGTCTGAAGTAATCCATATCCTCTAATATATGAGGATTAGCCAAGTCTACAATGATTCTACCCTTATCATCCCTTGGTCTATCCTTAGCACATTCTCTTGTAGGACTTATCAATCTCTTGACAAACTCTACATTATTTATAATATCAAATAACTGGTCCTGAACTTCTTGAGGAAGGCTATTAACCAATTCCTCAGTTAGCTCAGTTTGATATTTATTCATTGGTATTTTCTGAAACTCCATTATATTCTCCCTTTATAACTGCTTCATAAAAATCAGAGCCTATCCAATTGAATATTAGTGTACTCAACATGATATTCATCTCTCTTAACATATTCTCTTCCTGACCATCAGGAACCTTAGCAGTATGCTGTACTGTTATTACTCTATAAGATTTACCTCTCTTAGTGAACCAAAGAGTGTACTTGTAAATCTTATAAACCTTGAATGAGGAATGAGGCATGATTTCTTTCTGTAATACCATGTGCCCTACATTCTCAATTCCCCTCTCACTTCTCCTTGTCTCAATATGTTTATTAAGCCCTTCTATAATATCTTCTGCTTTCATAGTTATAGTGCCAAGTCATCTTCAAATATAGTCTTTTCTCCCTGTCCCCTCATCTTACCTGAACTCCTCATTTCAGAGGTAAGTGCTTTCTCAGCCTCATCCAAATCTCTAATGAGAGGTGTAATCTGTTTCACAATGGCTGTAATCTCCTTAAACTCCTTAACCTCAAGACTATCAAAGTCCAGCTCTCTTAGTTTTGCTCTAAACTTATTAACCATAAACCTCGTGTCTTCAAGGAGTAGTGCAGAGATTGGCTTAAATGATTTATAAAATTCCATTGCTTCTGTTACTATCTTGTCTGGTTTCCATTTAGGAGGTAATCCTTCTCCCTCTTTAATGGCTTCCATTCTCTCCTTGTCATCTACAAGGTATTGATAGTCACTTCTTGGGTCAGTCATAAAATAGATGAAAGCAATTTCTGCTAAGGCTTTGTCCTTATTCACTGTTTTATCTCTTGTCCATATTTGTTTGAAGGGCTTTAATGTTAAAAGCTCTGGTTCTACCACAACCTTATAACCTTCATATTTAAGTAATTTCATCATAACTTTTCTTTTTTTTTTTTCAAAAAAAAAAAGCAGTAGTTTTCACTACTGCTTTTCTATATATGAAGCCAACTTTAGTATGACTTCTTTACTATCTCCCAGTAAGCCAAGAGCTGAATTACATCTTGAGCATAATACTCCTCTAACCTTTCCTGTAATATGGTCATAGTCTATATTATGGATGTTGCCATTCCTATCTTTATAACTTCTGGTATAAAAATTATCTATAGGCAAAGTTCTATTACAGCAAGAACAAGTCTTAAACAATAAGCTTTTTGTCTGGCACATATACTTGTGGCTGAGTATCTGGAACTTCTTCCCATTCTTCAATAATGAAGTCAATATCCCTATCCTGTAGCAATAGACACTGCTTTCCATCCATCTCAACAACATCAAAATTGTAAGTTATGATAGGGTTATCAGTTACTACTCCATCTTTTAGAGAACCTTCTTGATGCTTCTTTACACCAAATCTTGTAGGGTTTACACACACTATATCACCTACCTTTATATCTCTTACTGAACTACCTACTGCAAGTACAGTTTGATATTCTTTTAATCCACCCTGCTGCTTAGTAGTATCAATTAGACCACCTCTTGTAGTTACATCATGTTCATACTTATCCATTGTAGTGATAAGTGCAGTGAACATTGGCTTTATTTTCTTAACCTTCAACATACTCAATAACTTTTATACCATATTCTACAGCACAAGAGTGCTCAATCTTACAACCTCTATATTTGTCCCAGTCTTTAGCAAAATATGCAGCATCTGCCACAGATAATAGCTCAATTGATTTACCCAAGAACCACAGAGGTCTTGCATCTACTGGTGCATCTTTGAAGAAGCTATCAATCACTTCTACATCATCATTGAGTACTGCCTTAGCCTCTTCCACAGCTTTGGCTCTTTCAGCTTCTATTTCTTCATTTGTCTTACCCTTCATGGGCTGACTAATAAACAATTTCTTCATCTCTTCTCCCTCATCTGTTTAATAAACTTGAGTCTCTTTTTCATACCTAACATCCTATCATAAGTGCAAGTCAGTTTACCCAGTGATGGAATGTTGAAATTTGTTCTTAACTTAGCAAAATCCTCTTCATTAAGATTCTCCTTTAATGGCAAGGACTGTATGGATTGGTTAATAAATAACCAAAATGCCTTATATGTTTTATCTACCACTTCTTTAGGTAAATTCAACTCTTCAGAAACCTTACCAATTATATCAGGATAATTCATTTCAATTCAAAAAGTAACAATAGTTGGAAAGTGCCAGTCTCTTCATCAATGTTGGGAATAAACCTTGGATTAATCTTACCATCAATGATAACTTTATTCTTCCTTAGCTTGCCCATAATTACCTGAAAGTGTGGGAGAGTGATATTACACTCTTCCCTTACTTTCTTCTTTGTATCTTCACTCATTGTAACCTTATCAAGTATCTCATTGTCCTTGATAACTTTACTGAGTTCATATCTTTGCTTGACAAAGGATGTAATTACATCAATCTCTCTATCAGTTAGCTTATGAAAAGGCTCTAAAAATTCAAACCAATATCTAAAGAATTTACCATTTAATGAAGTGGGTATTCTGACGATGTTATTTGCTTTCTTAACCATCTTTATATTTTCATTTATACCCTCCAGCAGAAATTCTCTCTCCCCTACAGCAGGTAGCAATATTTCTATGAGAAATACCAGTTTGTTTTGATGCTTGAGATGTAGAATAGTATTCAGCTATAGGTTCATTGAATATAGTAAGTTGAATGACTCTTTTCCCCAAAGCTTCAGATATTCTTTTATTTCTGCTACCATAGTTATTGTTATCTTTTGAAGATAACATTTCAAGATTTTCTACTCTGTTATCAGTTTTAACTTCATTCTTATGATTCACTTGTAAATCATCAGAATAATCAGATAGGAAAGATTTAGCTACTAACCTGTGTATAGTAGATGTTTTAATATTTCTTTTATCCTGAAGAACTACTTTTAAGTAGCCATCTTCAGTAAACGCAGGTTTTAATATCCTAACACACCTAACTCTACCAAGATTGGATACTTGATATAATCCATTATATCCTTCTATATCT